GCTTCTATAATAAATGATCTCTCGACCAGTAGATAGCTGGTTACATTTTCAGTGGTTTTGAAGATAAAACCACTCGGATTTTTAGTTAGTTCTTTAACAAAACAATTTGCGGGGTGTCAGAAGTCTGGTATCTGGCTACGCTCATAACGTAGTGCCATTTGGCCTCGGAGGTTCAAATCCTCCCCCCGCTACCATTTAGTGGCCTCAAGATGTAAGGTGCATGGGGAGACTTATAATCTCTATAATCGCTCGATTGGCGTTCTGGGCAGTTCGATTCTGCATGAGGCTACCATTTTTCAAACGCATAGGGACGGGTTCAAGGTCCGTCACTCTCTCAAATCAATGAGGAGGCGTAGTGTAGGTAGGAAGCACGATGAGTTTGATGATTTACGGGTATGTGACGGAATGGCAGACGTAGTTGACTCAAAATCAACCGCCGAAAGGCGTGGGGGTTCGACTCCCTCCATACCCACCAATTTAATAGTGCCACCGTGGTGAAATAGGCAGACACAGCGGACTTAAAATCCGCAGGGAGTAAAATCCTGTGCCGGTTCAAGTCCGGCCGGTGGTACCAAATTTAAAGTCAAACATTAAGTTGTTTGGCTTTTTTTGTGCGTATATATGGTCTAAAAAACGTCGTAGTTTTCAAAAAAGTAAAAACTATATATCACTGGAAAAAATTCGTTGACACTTTTGGTGTTTAACGGTATATTGTCCACGTACATGATTGAATGTGTATCTTTGAATCACATCAATCTATAACAAACTTAATGAGTGTTAAGGTAGTTATAAAAAGTGTAGTAACGAAAGGAAATAAACATATATGAAGAAGATGATCGCAGTATTGGCAGTTCTTTGTGCTGCCCTAATCGCTAAGGCTAATGACTCTAGTATTGGAGTCGAAGCTGGCTATAATAACCACTATGTGGTCAATGGTGTTTCTCGTTCTGGGGGAACTCCGTTTGTTGGTGTCAACGCAATCAAGAGTCTAAAGTATGCTGATGTGTATGCTGGTGGTGTGTTGCTACCAACTGGTGATCAAGATCAGAGTCACTGGACACTTGGTGCTGGTAAGAGTTTTGGTTTGACCGAGAAGTTTTCATTGCGTACTACCGCTGATGTTACTCGTCACCAAGCTGGCGGATTTGGTATTCCTAACTCTACTGAGTTTGGTGCCAAGGTTGCCTTGAACAACCCATATGTTACTCCATATGTTCGTGGTGCATTCGATATTGACCTTAATCAGCAAGGCGTGTTCGTTGGACTTAGCCGTACTCAGAATTTGTTTTATGGTGTGACTGTCACCCCAGCTGCTGAGTATGGATACGTTAATGACTACAAGTCCCTTAGCTTTAAGGGCACTGTTGCTCGTCCGTTCACTTTTGCTTGGGGTACTTTGACTCCATTTGCTGAAGTTGGATGGTTCGATAACGATTTCAATGCTGCCAAGTATAATTGGGCAAATCGTGAGTTCTCTGGAACCGTCGTTTATTCCGGTGGTCTTAAGTTGACCTTCTAATTCTAGACGATAATAGTTGACAAACAACCGGCAATGATGTAATGTCATTGCCGGTTAACTATTTATAGACACAATTTATGGCACACTTTATTAAACTCAACGTACTTGATCCTAGTCATGACGGTAACGCTAAGCAACGTGAGTATAATCCAAATTTGATTAACTTGGATATGGTTATTAACATTGAACCGTCCAAGGTTCACAGTTTGATTTTTATCAAGAATCGTCATGAACCTATTCGGGTTAAAGAGTCACTTGATGAAATTCTAAAACTTAGCAATTGTTGTGACAAGCCACGTTTGAATGGATGAAAAAAGAAAACCACCTTTGGGTGGTTTTTTCATTTTAATAATATGTTATTTGATATGTACCATTAAGACTATGAATAAAGGTTCGAAGATTTATGTAGCCGGACATAACGGAATGGTTGGATCTGCTATTTGGCGAACACTATTGAATAATGGTTATACGAATTTAATAGGTGTGGGTCATAATGGATTGGATCTTACCAATCAACAATCTGTAAATAAATTTTTTGAAACTACAAAGCCAGAGTATGTGATAATGGCAGCAGCAAAAGTTGGCGGTATTATTGCCAACAGTACATACCCAGCTGATTTTATATACAATAATTTACAGATACAAAATAACATCATTAATGCGTCATACGTATATAACGTAAACAAATTGTTGTTTTTGGGTAGCAGTTGTATTTATCCGAAGTTTGCACAGCAACCAATTAAGGAAGAGTATCTGTTAACCGGTGAATTAGAACCAACCAATCAGTGGTATGCTCTTGCAAAGATTGCCGGTATACGTACATGTCAAGCGTATCGTCAACAATATGGGTGTGATTTTATCAGTGCTATGCCATGCAATCTGTATGGTATCAAGGACAACTTCGATCCAATTAACTCTCATGTGTTACCCGCATTGATTCGTAAATTCCATTTGGCAAAAATCAAGAATGATTCTCAAGTTGTTTGTTGGGGAAGTGGAACTCCTATGAGAGAGTTTTTGTATGTTGATGATTTAGCGGAAGCGTGTGTGTTTTTGATGGAAAATTACAGCGCTGATCAACATATCAACGTGGGATATGGATCTGATATTACCATTAAAGAGGCAACTGAAGCTGTATGTAAAGTTGTGGGGTATGAAGGTGAAGTTGTATGGGATACTGCCAAACCTGATGGTACGCCACGTAAGATCATGGACAGTTCTAAAATCTTATCGATGGGATGGAAACCTCGTACAAATTTGATGGACGGTTTGGAAAAAACTTACTTTTGGTTCAAAAATAATGTACATTTGTGAAATTTAACTATATGTATTGTCATAATGAATTTATCCGTACAGTCAAGTGTAGCCAGTGGACAACCAAGTCCATCGCTACTCCCTAGCGCAAGCTAAACTAGACTAACGGTTAAAAAACAATTGCTCAGATTTGAAACCGTTGGTCCAAAAGATCAACGGTTTTTTGTTTGAAAAGATCATTGACATTTTCAGATTCGGTGTTAGTATGTATGAACGATTGAGATGCACGGTTAGCTCAGCGGCAGAGCACCACGTTTACACCGTGGCTGTCGGGGGTTCAAATCCCTCACCGTGTACCAATTTTTAAAGAAAGAAAAATATGGAAATTGATGTTGACAATAAAGTTCTTTTCGAGTATCTTAAGAACATGAAGATTACGGAACAGTATCCGTCATATGCTTACTATAAGGCAATTATGACTGTGGCAGATGAAATTCTACCACAACCGGAGACAAAGTATTTGGATCTTCTTGGTGTTCATTGAAAATTTTTATCGGAGTGTAGCTCAACTTGGTAGAGCACTTGCTTTGGGAGCAAGTTGTTGCAGGTTCAAATCCTGTCACTCCGACCAATTTACGGGCGTATGGTGAAATGGAAGACACGTGAGTCTTAGGAACTCATGGAGCGATCCGTGTAGGTTCAAATCCTACTACGCCCACCAATTTGCTAGTTTGAACGTAACCACACGGTGGACGAGGAGATATACTCCGCTTAGACTCATAGGTAATTCTATGAAGGCGGCTTCGAACGGTAGACAATTTTAAACGGTGAGGTGGCAGAGCGGTTTATTGCAGCAGTCTTGAAAACTGCAGTGGGTAAAACCACCGGGGGTTCAAATCCCTCCTTCACCGCCATTCTTTGAAAATAAAAACGAGTTCGAATAATTATTATTAATTTTTGTTCGAACCCAAACTATATATTAATGTGAAACCATTAATATTAGAATTGAGAAAACAAGGCAAATCGTACAAAGAGATACAAAAGTTGTTGAAGTGTTCAAAAGGAACTATTTCATACCATTGTGGTGTTGGTCAAAAAGAAAAAACAAAAACAAGAAACAAATCAAATAGAAAAACCTTAAAAGGTATATTGAGACGGAAAAAAGATAACTTTAGTTTTGTAAATGGTAGACGAATAGGAAAAGGAAAACGAAAAAGTTTAGACTTTTCAATTAAAGAATTTGAAACAAAAATAACAAACAATCCGGTATGTTATTTGACAGGCAGAAAAATAGATCTTTTAGAGCCAAAAACTTACAATTGTGATCACATAATACCAGTATCTAAAGGTGGTGGATGTGATATTGACAATTTGGGTTTAGCGTGTAAAGATGCTAATATGGCAAAAGGAGATTTATTGCTTGACGATTTTATTAAATTGTGTAAAGATGTTCTTGAACATAATGGATATAATGTTCAAAATAAAACATGATTTATGGTTGGGTGGCAGAGTGGTCTAATGCAGAGCTTTGCTAAAGCTCCGGGGTCTTAAAGCCCCCGAAGGTTCAAATCCTTCCCCAACCGCCAATTTTGCGGGTATGATGTAATGGTAGCCTGAAGCTCTTCCAAAGCCTATGCGTGAGTTCGATTCTCACTACCCGCTCCAATTTAAGAAAGGAAAATATATGGGAACTAAATCAGTTAAGGCGCACTCCCGAAAGGGACATAATAGGACGATCAAGACGAAGACTGGAACTAAGACAGTCCGAGTCAAACATTCGAAGACGGTTCACGCTAAACGTCGTACTAAGTAAGGAAATATATGGCAACAACATGGAGAAGAACACATCATAGAAAATCGACGGTTCGAAAGATTCGTCGTAAAGGTGGAACATCTTATGTTAGAGTGAAGTCGAGTACTGTTAGAGGACATCGACGTAAGAAGTAAGTAGATTTTAATTGCCCGATAGTGTAATGGTAGCACAAGAGACTTTGACTCTCTTTGTATTGGTTCAAATCCAGTTCGGGCAACCATTTTAATGAAGAGATATAAGTTAACCGAATTAAAAGCTGGTGAAAAAGGACGAATAGTCGAGGTTAACGTTGTTAGTCAAAGATTGCAGGAACTTGGTATTATCAAGGGTTCTTTAATAACTGTTATGACGAATAATTTGATTTGTATGGTTTGTAACACAAGAGTATGTCTTGGCAAACCGGTGACAGACAATATTATTGTTGAAAAGATTTGACCATTAGTGATATAGAATTATAAAACACCACCAGTTGAGGTGGAGAAGACTGAAGTTGACGAGATAGATATTGATGTAGCTGTTAACAGATAATCAAGAACGTTTTCGTGAAATCCTCGTATATTCGAAAGTCGTGGTCATCCAATTTAATTTTTAGTTTGACGTACACTATATATAAACACTGAAAGGTTTATTATCGGAACACGCAATTTTATTACAAAAAATTGTTGATCAAGCTAAAAAAGATGCATGACAACCAACTGGGGTTGTGACAAAATCAACATCAAGTTTAACGAAGTTGATTTGAGTATATTTAAAATGTATGTCAATATATAAAGAATTAAATCATACGATTTATAATAATATCACACCGTATACAAACTGTGATGTGATAAAATATATAGACAACTCATACCCACACACGAATGTAACGCCTGCTTTATTAGATAGTTTGTTTACTGAATATTTACCAGAGTCAGTTCTAGAAATAGGATCAATGGTAGGTGGTAGTTGTATACGGATTATTGAATCATTGAATAGATGTGGATTACACAGTTCTTCGGTGGTATGCATAGATCCATTTACAGGTGACACAAATATGTGGGATTTGGAATCTAAGAGTGAAGGATATAAGTTTTTACAGTTTGAAAATGGTATTCCTACGATTTACAAACGGTTTTTAGCAAATACTTACGAGTATCGAAATAAAATTGTACCGATTAATTGTACATCTCTTACTGGAATAAAATTGTTAGCTAGAATGCGTTATCATAATCGTATATCTAGTTTACCATCTATAATTTTTCTGGATAGTGCACACTATAAGAATGAAACTTATAATGAAATAATAGATTGTTATGAACAATTGATGCGTCCTAATATGGTATTGTTTGGCGATGACTGGTATTGGGACGATGTACGACATGATGTGATTCGGGCAGCAAAACAGTTTGAGTTGAATATTAAAATGCGTAATAAAATTGAAAATAAGTTATTTGGATCTATTGTGATTGATAATGTTTTAGTATATGATAATCAATGGATGTTATTTACATAAAGTTGATCGTATATAACGCAATTATTTATAAATAATAATAAAAGATAAGGGTTTGACTCATAATATATAAATTGTTATGATTACATTTCATAGTTTTTCTGATAACGGCTGTAAAATAAATTTTACTTACGATGGTAGACCAAATAAAGTTAAAGTAAAAGTGTTGGATGGTTATACCAAGTTAATTTTTTTTAATATATTAGTTGATGTATATCCCAATGAGTTGTTATGGGTTCGTACTCCGCAAAACGTCGTTCATAAAATATATGAAGTGTATGACGAATATGAAAATGAACTTTTATTTAAAGTTGAAAACTTTGATGGATGTATCAATCTGAGTAACATCGACTCACGTGGATATTTTAAAGATATTGGATTAAAATGTACGACGACTCATTTGCTTGCAATACCACTATATGAAATTTTTTGTAATCGTGTTTATAATCACCCTAAATGTTTTGTAAAAACTAATGATGTTGTGGTCGATGTTGGATCAAATATTGGATTTTTTACATATAAATCTTTGTATGATGGTGCTAAATTTGTTTATAGTATAGAACCGAATTATAAATTATCAAATACAATTGCCAGTCATAAATTCACAAACGTAAAAGTTGATACGATTGCATTGAGTAATAAAACACACGTTGAAAACTTTTATATTAGATCGGATGGTATATCGTCATGTCTTGAAACGTTTGACAATACTATAAAAAAACAAGACTCTAATTATATTAGAGATAATGACATATTTGAGTTGACCAGTGTTCAAACGATTGATGTGATGCAATATATATTCGACAATAATATTTCTAAAATCGATTTTCTAAAATTAGATTGTGAAGGATCCGAATATTCTATTATAGACCGAATTGAAGAGTCATATTTAAAATATAATGTCGATAGAATGGTAATTGAATATCATTTCATGAATATTAATGAATATAAAATCATGTATGATAAAATGGTTAAAAAAATTGATAGATGTGGGTTTAAAATTGATGGTAATACTAATTTTTCTAATTATGGATTGTTATTTTGTTGGAAAGAATCCTAATTATAATTTTGTGGTTTAGACTTATCAATACTATTTATGTGACATTAATGGGCTGTTAGTGATAGTGGTAGCACAGGAGCTTTGCAAGCTTTAGGGAAGGGTTCGATTCCCTTACGGTCCACCAAATTTAAAGAGCGCGGGTATGATGTAGTGGTAGCCTGCAACCTTGCCAAGGTCGATGTGCCGGTTCGATTCCGGCTACCCGCTCCAAAATTATAATGAATGTCAATCACGACTTAAAAGTAGTATGGTGGTTACCAACCCGAACTGCTAGTCGATCTGTATCTGAAATTCTTGCATACTATAAATTCTATAATTATAGATTAAATATACCGGTTACTGAGTCATATACACACGAAACAGATATCCCACCGGGGTGTGATAATTATACGTTAGTATGCAATATAAGAAATCCTTATGCAAAAATAGTATCAACATGGCATTTACGTCATTTTGGAGAGGATCCAGAAACTGGAAATTATGTTGCAAAAAAACCATTTTCAGAATATCTTAATGAAGAGTGTAACGATAGGTCTGAAGAACATTTTATCATTAGACACAGTAGTAAACCTGATTTTTACATACGTGTTGAACATATGATTGAAGATTTGCACAAATTGCCATTTTTAGATTTTACAGATCCGCACACAAACACTTTGGTAAATGGATTGACTACTAATAATTATCAGTTTGAAGGCAATTCTCAAACGTTTGAATTGCGACGGGATCCGAAGAATTCACAAATGACAGATTATAAAAGTTATTATACTCAAAAAGAACTTGATTTTGTGTGGGATCTATACAAAGATGTATTTAATGAATTTGGATATCAGAGAGAATTTATCTGATATTTATTTGTGTTCTTTTTCATGGGCGTGTACTGGTTTCGATTCAGGAGTTAGTGTACGTTAGGCACGTAGAGGACGATAGTTGGCCTCTTAAATCATCTATCAAAAAATTAACTGCTAATAAGAAGAGCAAGGTAATCAGCTACAACTTCACTTCTAAGAAGACCTCTAAGAAGAGTGGTTTGGCACTCGCAGCCTAAGTTGCTGCACATTCATTGCAATGATGTCTGATAATTGTGATGAGTGTAAACTATCAGGCACGATGACAATACGTTTGGGATTGTCATTTAAATCTTTCCAAACACCGATCATACACAGTTTGATATTTTAGATGTGTGTTGACGTAACGAAAAGTATCTAAGCGTGTAGTCTGATGTATAACGATTTTTGAAGACGGCGGTTCGACTCCGCCCACGTCCACCATTTTTATTCCGGTTCAAAGTCGATGTAACTATCAATTACGATACAGTTATGTTTTTCGGGATCAATGTAACCTTCGTCGGTTAGGTACTTGATCATTTTCTCACGACAAGTTTCATCTTCGTATAGATCACATTTTTCTGGGTGACGTAGTACAACGAATCGATCTGCCCAGATTGTGATACGATGGTTGTGAATATTTATATCGTGAAAATTTACCTCTTCCATACCACAATACATATGTATGTTTGTTATGAGTAACATCAAATTATCAAAGCAAGAAGCACAGAAGAAAGTATACGAACTTACTGAAAAACTACTACATACCAAGAAGGATTTTAAGGATGTAGCAGCTGGATATAAGGAACGCATCAAGGAGTTGGAAAATGAAATCAAAGCGGTTGTGGAAGATGCTGGAGGACTTCCATTGGCGGCTGATGTAGAGACAGAATAGTAATTAATTTATCAAAATAGAAAATTCAAACCACAAACGAAAGTTTTTGGTTTTTTTGTTTTACGGAGGTACTTATATTCAAACTGTTATTCGAAATTGAACTATTAAAATTGTATTCAACGCAATTGTTAAGATCGAATTATTACTAATTATCAATTTTTTACTAAGCACTAAAAATGAAGAAACCAGTAAAAACTAAAAACAAAGATAAACCTAAGAAGGTTACTAGAAAACCAAAACAAAAGGCAAATGAACCTGTATATGATGTAGGAAATAGTAAATATTTCAAATCGGTACAACGGACGGTCACAAAGACTTCAAGTACAGAACATTGGATATTTTTGGATGTAAAAGATGATAGTAAGGTTGACCGATTTACGTTGAAAGGTACGAGAGTTTTAGTTGCCAAATATCCAGATTATTACAAACTTTATCTTTATAAGACACATACACCAGATGAAATGAGTTGGCCGATTGGCGGAGTAACTATCTATAATGCGACGGATGATATTATGCAATCCTTTTATTATGAAAGTGTGGTCATTCATCCTGATGGTGGTTCTTATAAATTTCAAACATAATTGAAATAATTATATATTTATGTATATGAAGATTGTCGTAAATCGTTCAAGAGGAATAAATTGTGGATATAAACTGTCTACCATAGCATGTGAATTGCTAAATGTTGATGAACCACATTCATATTATTGTTATGAAGACCGGACATTGCCAGAATTAATTCATGCGGTCGAATTCCTTCAGGAACGTGTCAATGGTGAAGGAGCGGATTTGAGAGTGTTAACAGTACCTGACGATCTTGAAACAATAGATGAAATGGGAAGAGTTGTTAGACATTGGCATCTATCGGAACGTGATGGATACGAAGTCATCAGAGAAAATCATCGAGTTTGGTAAAAAGATGTTGACATTTTTAAATTCTGAGATATGATGATGGTGTAAGTCGTAGTACAAACATTAACAAATAAAGAAGTTACACATATGGAAAAGAAGAAGTATGTAGTTGTACGTAGTGGTCTCCGAGTGTCTGATACGGAGTATGATACCCCCGCAGATGCGTCCGAGGAACTGATGCACTGGAAGTCAATCGTCAAACGCTGGCCTGATGGCTCAGTTGTCGAGGTGGTTGAAAAGGATGATAAGAAGCATCGTATCTGGTAAAAGTTATGGGACTACGTGAACAAATTAAGAACGCTGGATCTGTTGCGGAGATCAATGATTTGATCGCAAAGAGTAAGACCTTTGAGTACGCTTCAGATAGAACAAAGAATTCTTGGAAGTCTACTGCCAAGTTCCGAATCGTTGAGTTGAGCAATCTGATTCCGGCACAAACCGCTCCTGATCTTAGTGTCAAAACTAAGACTAAGGTTAAGAAGAACTAAACAACAAGTAAAACTACTACGATTTACAAACGCCATCTTACGATGGCGTTTTTTATTGGTTTTATCTGACGCGTAAGGATATTTATTAGTGTTATATGGCAGGTAAAACAAAATATAAACCATTTGTGTTGCCCTCTGATTTCAAAGAATTGGAGTTGTATGTTCAGTCTAATAAAACGGACTTAACTGAACGTGTTATATCATCTATTGAGTTTGCGATTCAAAAAAATCTACCGATGGTAGAAGTATTTAATTTTAAAAATTCCGATTTTGTAATTACTATTTCCCGAGAAGCATTTCGAGATAATATTCAAAATGTTTACAATTTTTATCTTCAAGAAGAAAAATATGAATTGTGTGGACGAGTAAAACATGTCGAAATGTTATTGGATAATGCAGTTAAACCTAAAAAACTGAATGAAAAAGAATAAAAAACAACCCGGTGAAGATAAGAGTCCAATAGTCCCTCAAAAACATAAAATTAAGAATGAGATTGAAATATATCAACGAGAGTTAACAACCAAACAGAAACAATTTTTAGATATCGCATTAGACAAAAACACCAAATTGATGTTTGTAAGTGGTCCGGCCGGCACTTCAAAAACATATATGGCGATATTATCTTCGTTACTATTACTCAATCAAAAACGAGTTAGTGATCTTTTATATTTGAGAAGTGCCGTTGAAAGTTCTGATAGTAAACTTGGCTTTTTGCCAGGTGAAGCTGATGAAAAGATGGCGCCATACATTCAACCACTTCTTGAAAAGTTGTCTGAGTTGACGAATAAAGCCAGTATTGATTCTCTTCAAAAAGAACAACGAATTGATAGTATCCCCATTGGATTTTTGAGAGGATTAAATTGGAATGCTAGATGTATTATCGCAGACGAATCTCAAAACATGACATACAAAGAACTGGTGACCCTTGTTACACGTGTTGGTGAATTTAGCAAAGTATTTATATTGGGCGATCCGGATCAAAGTGATATAAATGGAAAAAGTGGGTTTTTAAAAATGATGAATTCATTTGACGACCAAGAAAGTTGTGAAAATGGAATTTATACATTTAAGTTTGATGAAGATGATATTGTAAGAAGTGCTTTAGTTCGATTCATCATAAAAAAATTGAAAAGATCTACATAAAACTAGTATTTATATTAAAATATGCCAACTCCTATAATTATCGAACAACCATCCAGTCAAACAATTTTACTGGGCGATGGTGCTGTATTTAATGTTAACGTTTCAGATGAAGGTCCACTTAGTTATCAGTGGTTCAAAGATAATGTCGAAATCGTAGGCGCCACGGGTAATACTTATATTATTCAAACGACTACATTGAATGACGCTGGCAATTATAATGCAACTGTAACTAATGTTGACGGTACTACTACAAGTGATATTGCCACATTAACGGTTAATACACCAGTTCCACCATCCCCTGTCACCCCTACAATTACATCATTTGCTCCAACATCTGGACCATCTGGTCAATGGATATACATGTTTGGAACTCACTTTATTACAGGTGATACACAAATATATTTTAATACATCAAAATGTGATCCGGTTTATGTATATAACAATAATCAAATTGGATTTTCTATTCCAACCGATGTAAATACAAATGGAACTTTTACAGTTGTAACATCGGATGGCGAATTCACAAGTAGTATTGAGTATGTTTTTGCACCAGCAACGGTAACACCAACGGTTACTAATTTACGTGATCATCCAGATTCAAGTTCTAATTGGGTATATGTCGATGGTACACAATTTGTAAATGACCAAACTACATTAACATATGATGATAATAAGACCGTTAACGTTTTTGTTTATACTACAACGTCTGGGGGATTTTCTAAAATCAACGTGAACGATGTAATTACATCAGTTTTATTAACTACGCCATACGGGTCTGCTGAATTTACGAGCAGTGTTGCAATTTTATAACACGTAAATAAAAAATTGACTTATTCTCTTTTTCAGTATAGGATGTATTTCATGACAAAATCTTATACTGAAAAAGAGCTTTTTGCTAATTACGAAAAATTTCTAAAACAACTCGAAAAATTCTTCTCCGGTGAACGACTTCAAAAGTTGCAATACCTGTATAGTGAGAATGAGTACGGTTATCGTGCCATCATGGCACCTGCGAGCGCAAAGGAACATTTCCACAACGCTTATGTTGGTGGTTACCTTGACCACATCATGAATGTTTTGACTACTTCCTTTGGTGTCAAGAAGTTGTATGAAGCCCGTGGTGGTACTATCGACTTCACTGATGAAGAGTTGGCGTTTTCTGCCATCCATCATGATCTTGGAAAGTTGGGTGACAAGGAACAGGGCGAGTATTATCAGATTCAAGAGAGCGATTGGCATCGAAAGAATCGTGGTGAGATTTTTAAGTTCAACCCCAATCTACAATATATGGACGTGGTTGATCGTGCGTTGTTCATTCTACAACAATATCAAATTCCTTGTACTTGGAAGGAGACATTGGCAATCAAGTTGTCTGATGGTTTGTACCATGAAGCTAACTCTTCATATTTGAAGTCATATAATCCAGAACATGAACTGAAGACAAATTTGCCGCGTCTACTTCACGTTGCTGACTATATATCATGTAGATGTGAATATGATATGTGGAAGCTCGAAAATTAAGTTATGAACGATGAATCAATTTTTGTACAAATAGCCTCTTATAGAGATCCAGAATTGGTACCAACCATTGTGGATATGTTTGAAACTGCCAATAATCCAGAAAATTTAAATCTCTGTATTTGTTGGCAACATGATGATGTTGAAAATTTAAGTTTTTTACAGAACTATCCAAACATCAATATCATCGATGTTCCTTACTATAAAAGTAAAGGGGCATGTTGGGCAAGAAATTTGATTCAACGTTACTATAACGGAGAAAGATACACATTACAATTAGACTCTCATCACAGGTTTGTACAGGGATGGGATACCTTATTAAAAGAAATGTATGCGCAGTGTGTTGATATGGGAAGTAAGAAGCCTATTATCACCACATATGCGCCTGCATTTGATCCATTTGAACTCAAAGAATCTTTTGAACAAGTTCCTTGGAAAATGGACTTTCATACGTTTACAGATGAAGGCACTGTAATATTCGTACCAAATCCGATTACAGATCATGATAAACTAACTCGGCCTATTCCTGCAAGATTCTATTCTGCTCATTTTGCATTTACTGATGGATCTTTTTGTGATGAAGTTCCACATGATCCTGAGTATTATTTTTATGGCGAAGAAATAAGCATTGCTGTTCGTGCGTTCACTCATGGTTATGATTTGTATCATCCACATAAGGTTGTTTTGTGGCACGAATATACACGGTCTGCTAGAATAAAACATTGGGATGATCACGATTTAACAAAACACTCGGTTGTAGAAAAATCTTGGTGGGAACGTGACAATCAATCGCATAAGAGAAACAGAGTGTTATTTCAGATGGAAGATGACGTGAATGTATCTATTCCTAAGACATATCAAATGGGATCAGTTAGATCGATTAGAGATTACGAAAGGTATTCCGGTATTAATTTTCTAGATCGGACTGTTTCTGTACATACATTATCTGGAAAAAATGCACCAACACCATATAATCAAAATTATGTGTGTGGAAAAACCAATAGTTATTCCGATTTAAAAACTATAACCAAGAACGTTGTTATTGATACATCTGTATTATATCGTGATAATACACACTCTTTGAGAGTTGAAATATATAATTCAAAACATAAACTAATGGTGTCTCAAATTTTAGAAAAAAATTTAATTGAGACGTTATTGAAACAACCATCTTCTCCAAGTGTCTCTGTTAATTTTAGTGTAATAACGCAAGAGTCATATTATTGTAAATTGTATATTTTGGATGAATTTGATAGAACTATACATCAAATGCAAAATAATTTATGAAAAAGTTGAACGATGTAACTTTGGTGTGTGTGTCTTCAGTACGACTTCAACAATCGTTGATGTCTATGCGATATTGTATGAATCAAATGGAATTTGCAGATGCAAAATTCATTACACATGAATATACTGTTTCTGATGAAGACGGGATTAAAGTAGAACACTGTCCACATTTAACATCCACGGAGGCATATAGTCATTTTATGATTTATGACTTGCATCGATACATTGATACCAAATATTGTTTAATAGTTCAGACAGATGGATTTATTGTTAATGCCGATGCTTGGGATGATAATTTTTACAATTATGATTATATTGGTGCACCATGGCCTTTAATTGAAGGTCATTTTTTAGATCCGAGTGGAGTCACACGACGTGTTGGAAATGGAGGATTTTCTTTTAGATCAAAGAGACTTTTGGAAGTTCCTACAAAAGAATATGTTCCTTTTGTTGCCACAACGCATGGTGATTACTATAAACATCACAACAATGGTTACTGTGCTGAGGATCTTGTTATATGTGTTCACAATGCGTTATTGTATGAAAAACATGGGTGTGTATTTGCACCATACGAAGTTGCGTGTAAATTCTCAAGAGAATGTACAGTGGATATGAACCTACAAAGAAATACGTTTGGGGTACATGGTCCTATGAATATATGGATTCCAGAGTTTGATTTTTCCAACAAAACTGAATATTTTATCTAGGTTTTCACTATATATTGTTTGGTAAGACAAAGCGTTTTACCCTCTTAAGTCCAAAAGATTAAGAGATAATAGGTCCAAAAGGACTATTAACGAAAGGAAATATAATATGAGTAATCTAAGTAAGATCAATAAAAATGCACTTCGTGCAGTTCATCGTGATGAGTTTTTAACTCCATTTGATAGAATCTTCGATGAATTCTTCGCTGCTAACGTCCCTAACTTCACGCAAGATTTTGGTGTGGACTTTTTTGAAAAGGGATCGTATCCAAAGGTAAATGTTATTGATTTTTCAGATCGTGTGGTAATTGAAGCTGAAATTCCCGGTCTGGATAAATCGGATGTAAATGTCGAACTTGAAGCTAACGTCTTGACTGTTGTAGGAAACAAGTTAACCGTACCAGATAAGGTTTCTGGTGAAACTGGAACGTACATACGTCGTGAGTTGAAACGTTCAAGTTTTCGTCGAAGTTTTACTTTGGGTGATAATATTTCTAAAGACAAGGTTGAAGCCGAGTTTCAAAATGGTATGTTAACCATTACGTTACCTAAGGTTAAGCCGGTTAAGCCAGATGTCAAAAAGATCACTGTGAAGTGAATAAACAAATAAGTTATGTGACCCCCACCCTAATAGGTGGGGGTTTTTTACTTTGTTTGATATTTATATACTATGAACAGAAACATACTGAACTTTAATCTGTTACTTGGCTTTTCAGCATTATTCATTGCTGGATGTGCCGCTTTTTTCTCCATTTGGGGTATCGGATTATTGTTTTCCGGTGCGTCTATTGCCGCTATGGTGATGGCTTCTTCGCTTGAATTGGGTAAATTGGTTGCAACATCATTCTTATATAGATTTTGGAAAAAGTCCCAATGGATGTTAAAATCTTATTTATGTGGTGCGGTATTCATTCTTATGTTGATTACGTCGTTGGGTATATTTGGATATCTTACCAGTGCATATCAACAGTCTTCTATCAAATACACTATGATGATGGACAGTATCAAATTGTTGGAAGATCAAAAGAAACAAGAACAATCAAAAATCAATGAAGTTAAATTACGTATTGATTCATTATCAGCATTAAGAAAAACACAGGAGTCCAGATTAAGTGAGATCAATACAAATGCGTTATTGGCACGTAATCCAATCCAGTTTCGTCAGGTACAAGATCAGACTATGGAATTGATTGATCAAACGGACAAAAACATTAAAACGGAGAATGATAAGTCATCCGGGTATTCTGCCACGATAGATACTATTGACAAAAAGATTGCAGATCTTAAGTTGAACACTGCATCTAATAAAGACATTCAGACTTTCAAATTTGTTGCGGACGAGCTGAATATGAACTTAAATACAGTCGTCAAATGGTTTATTCTAGTATTGATTTTTGTATTCGATCCACTAGCGGTTGCGTTGATATTGGCATACAACATGGCAGTTAGTAAAGAATACGCTATTTATATTCCGGACGATAAGAAACAGACACCAAAACCAATTGAAGAGCCACCCAAAAAGATTGTAACCACACCTGTTGTTGAACAGTCTATTACACCAATCGAACCAGTAAACACACAAGAGGCAACTCAAATCGTTGAAAAATACGATACAAATAACGACGGTAAAATCGACGAAACTGAATTGCAAAATATAACTAAAGAAGAACTCAAAAAGATGGATAATCAGGGCGATGACTTCTTTAAGAGATATTTCGTACAGAGATAAATCAATTTTTTTTGACGTTTACATTCATTAATACTATTTAATTTTGTCTGTATAAACGTACAGACTTAAAAATAATTTTGTTAACAGTATATGAGTCAAGAAGAAACCTGCGAAATCGTTCAAATTCTAAAAGAAGCCAAAACTACAAAAGATTGGGATTTAGTTGATGAAGCGTTGATCTATTTAACAAACTATTGTACGGAAGAAGAAGACGAGAACGAGGAAGAAGAATAAAAGTTATGATTATTATTTTAAGTTTGTTGTTGGGACTATTTGTTGCAACAACTGTGATACTTGGTTATGTGACATATAATTGTCAAAATAAAATTGACATATATGAGAGTTGGATAGTAGAATTCAAGGATGATATAAATGAGGTGTATCGTCAAATAAAGTTGGTTGATGATAAACAGATTTTTGAAAAGGACGACGATGTAGGCGGAGTCTTTTCTGATTTATATTTGATACTAGAAAAACTCAATCAAAGGACTAACTCCAATGTTCAAGACAAAGAAACAAACTAATAAAAAGACAGTCAAGAAGAATACTAAGATCATAAAGAAGAAAACCAAACGAACACCAGTTCGTTCTGTAACCAAGGTTGTAAAAAAGAAGACAAAGAAGATTCGTTCCGCAAAAATTAAGACCCCAGTTGTTACTATTGCGGAAACACCGATTATCGAAACCACAAAAACTAAGAAAACAAAGAGGGTTCGTAAACCCAAGGAAAAGATGTATTTTACATCCGAGACTGAGGACGCAATTATCGAATATAATACCAGTGATGATCAATCACAACGTGATGAAATCTACAATACTAAGATCAAGTATGCGTTTGAAAAGTTAGTTGAAAACGTGTTTAACACGTTTAAGTTCTGTTATTTTGAGACAAGTCCTTTGGAAGTACAAAAGGAAACTGTTGCTCATTTGGTTGCCAATATTCATAAGTTTGAGAGCGGTAAAGGTAAGGCGTTTAGTTATTTCAGTATTATTGCTAAGAACTATCTGATTTTTCAGAATAATAGTAATTACAAACGATTCAACCAACATGTTGAAATAGGCGATGATAACGGTGAAAATACTTACAAGTTGCAACACGAAGATTGTCACTATAGAGAAGAAGAAAACCGTGAGTTTCTTCAACTAATGGTGAACTATTGGGAAAAGAATGTGGGTAAGATTTTTACCAAACAACGTGATATCAATATTGCTAATGCGGTGATTGAACTTTTCCGCAACAGTGATCGTATTGATGCCTTTAACAAAAAGGCATTGTACTTGTACATTCGTGAGATTTCTTCATGTAAGACGCAACAGATTACTAAGGTGATTAATCGAATGAAAAACTATCAGAACAATATCACCAAGTCGTATGTAAATAATGGCAACCTCTAGTAGTCTGCTAAAATAAAATAAGGAAAACCACTCCAAAAGGGGTGGTTTTTCTATTTATAACAGTAAGTACTGAATATGGACAATGATATTGAAATATACAAAAACAAGAAATTTTCTGATTTGTGTAAGGATATAGTTAAGAATTCTGAGAACAATCGGGATCAACTTGACATATTGATCAGTGATTTGCGTTCGATGATTAAAACTGCAAATGATGCTTTGATGATTGTTCCTTTGATAAAGGAATATTTGGATGTTCAAGTAAAAAATGACGAACAATTAGTTAAGTTAGCTGCGGTTATTCAACGTATCATGAGCCGACAAACAGTTGGTGCAGACGGAGAAATGACAGGGTTTTTGACCGAAGAAGAAAAACGTCAGATTATGCAAGAAATTAAAGTGATTGAAAAATCAGGCGGTCAAATAAATATAAACAAATCTTGATATGAGTACAAACTCTCCAATCGCAATGGATCAGTCAAAAGATGTAAATCTTTTGGCAACAAAACGTGATCTTAAATTTTTGTTAACAGATGTTGCATCCACTCCTCAATATGAACCAGCGGTGGTGTTGGATATTATTTTGGACGAATCTCATCCTGAGATTATAGAAAATGGACACTATTTGGATCCGGATCAATGGCCTGAAAATTACATCGGTCAAAAACCTTCTATTGATGATTATGATTATACATGGATAGGACGTGTAAAAGTACGTCTATTGAATTCTCAAACAACCTTGCCTAAGGAAGGATTGTCATGGGCAATGCCTTTGGAGAATAATATCTCTGAATATCCGTTGGTTAATGAAATTGTGGGTGTGGTTAAGTACAATAACAATCTGTATTACACCCGCAAAATAAACTATAAGAACTTTGTAAACAACAACGCTGATATAGCGTTTGAATTGACTTATGGTGCCAATATGGGTAACCGTGAGGAATACAAAAGCGATACGGATCCGTTTATTGATTATAAAGGACCAGTAAGTAAGTTACGTGCTCAGGGTGGATATGGATTTGAAGGAGCATTGGGAAGATACTTTCTTCATAATCCAAATATCAGATCATTGAGACGATTTGAAGGCGATACCGTAATAGAGAGTAGGTTTGGACAATCAATAAGATTTGGTGCATATGACGATAATCGTGAAAATGATAAAGCATATGATAACAATCCCGCACACAATTTTAAAAATGGATATTTTGATTATAACATAGGTAATAAGAAAAAGAATAATTTTTTTAACAACAAATATGAAGTCGGTGGTGGTAATCCTATGATTATTTTTAGGAACCGTCAACGTCCGTTAAAAAAGACAGAAGAAATTCAATTACATCCAAAATTACCTAAAATTACTCCAATTGATGAAGATGATTTAACTCACCCAGAAAGAAATACTGGTGGTTATTTGTTGGAGGATATTAACAATGACGGTACATCGATTCATATTACGTCCGGTTGTACGATTTCAAAATATGTAACCACATGTTACAAAAAGATGTTTGGAGTGTCAGGAGATCAAACGGGAGAAGAAGTAACTGCGTTTGCTCCTAATAATGCCACTACGTTTTCTTATCCAATATTGAACAAGGACCAATATGTCCTTAACACGGATCGTATAATCTTAAGTAGTAGATTTGCCGAAACGTTTCATTTTTCTAAGAAGAGATATGCTATTGTTACCGACAGCGAATATACCGTAGATGCACATGAACAGGTAGTGATTAGTACAAATACAAAAACAGTAATTAACAGTCCTGCTATTTATTTGGGTCAATATAACGAAACTAATGAACCAGCGTTACTTGGACAAACCGCTGTTGATTGGTTATTTGACTTGTGTGAGTGGTTAAAAACTCACGTTCATTGGTACTATCACTCACATCCTGATGCTGGAGGGGCAGTTTTACCTTTTACACAAGTACCGGTTCAGTTATTTGATTTGGAAGAACTCCAAAAAAGACTTTCAACATTATTGAGTAGACGTGTATTTTTGACTGGTGGTGGATATGCGCCGGGTCAAAATGGTGGTAAAATAACTGATGGTGCCGAACCTGTTAGTATCAATACTGAAACAGGCGAGGGTGTTCCGGGTGGATTTAACAATTTTGACAGACGTGGAAGACAAGTTTCCGATATAAGTCAAATTCAAATATAAGTCATTTTACACTATCAAATTTGATATTTAATATTACTATGACAAAAGAATCATTGAGACAACTAATAAGAGAGATGGTACAGGAAGAAGTCCGTGCCGCGTTACCAGAAGTCATGGCTGAGATTTTCACTCAAAAGAGTCAGAAAGTCACAGAAACAACGGTTAGTGCATCGAAGAAACCGATTGTTAAGGAACAGCCAGTCAAAAGAGAGTTCAAAAAGTACACACAAAATGAACTTTTAAACAAAGCATTGAATGAAACTGTGGGTGGTATTCCAAGAGAAGGTGACATGGTTGCATCGTCATTATCGTCACCACCATCTGTGATGGACAATTTGGATCATGCACCTGCTCCGGTGGCACAAGCTTTGACAAAAAATTATTCTGCATTGATGAAGGCGATTGATAAAAAGAAGTCTGGTGGTACAACAACATCTGCTTCAGTATCAATGATGTAATATGACTACGTTGTATCCAATTGGGTTGACGTTACCCATTCAAAACGGAAGTGGGGGATTTTTTAATCAAACCATATATACGTTAGAACAGGTAAAGAACAACATTCGTAATTTATTGAGTACCAAGAAGGGAGAGCGTCGTATGCAACCTACATTTGGTCACTCATTGAATAGTTTTGTATTTGATCCAAACGATACGACTTTATCTCAACGGGTTAAACAATCATTGACTAGCGACATTAATTTTTGGATTCCGATGGCAACAATAGACAATATTGATGTTAAGGTTTTAAAAAGAGAAGATGTCGATATTTATAGACTATACATCAATTTGACTATTTCTGTGAATAATGATCAGACACAAATTGAAATGTTTTTGGAAAATAACTAATTATGGCATCAACAACACAGAAAACGTTTAAACCGTTGACAAATAAGGACATATCTTATTTGAACAGGGATTTTTCACAGTTCAAGAAAAATCTTATCGACTATACCAAGACGTATTTTCCAAAGAATTATCAGGACTTTTCTGATTCTTCACCGGGAACAATCTTCATCGATATGGCAGCGTATGTTGGTGATGTTTTGTCTTTTTATTTGGATCAACAGTTCAAAGAAAGTCTGTTTCCATACACTGAGGAACGTAAGAATGTATTGGCATTATCTAAGTTTCTTGGCTATAAACCCAAGGTTTCTCGTCCGTCTTTGACAAACCTTGATGTATATCAGTTGGTACCGGCAATAAAAACTAACGACGGTGATTACATTCCAGATGAAAAATATACCCTTAGAATTAAGGCTGGAATGCAACTTATTAACAGTAATGGATTAGGATTTGTAACAACAGATGTCATTGACTTTTCAGTTGATACGTCCAATTCACCAAGAGAAATCACAGTTAGTTCCAGAGATGATTTTGGAATTCCACAGTTCTTTTTGATTAAGAAAACTGCAAATGGCATTTCTGGACAAATTGTAACAAAGACATTTGTTGTCAATGAGAATGTTCCTTACTACAAATTGTTTTTGGATGAATCGAATGTCTTGGAAATTTTAGATGTACGTGATCAGGATAATGTTTCTTGGTATGAAGTTGAATATCTCGCACAAGATATTGTGTTAACATCGTATGAGAATACATCTTTGAATGATGATCGTTTTATTCAATATCAATCCTCTGTTCCAAATATTGTTAAGTTGTTACGGACTCAACGTAAGTTTGTCACCAATATTGATCAAAACAATTTGACTTATCTTGAATTTGGTCCCGGTAATGATGGTGTTAATGACGAAATAATTATACCTTCCGCAGAAATTTTAGGAGTTAGTTTATCAAATCTTGGTAATTTAAATGCCAACATTGATCCATCAAACATTGTCAATTCAGACTCATTTGGTGTATATCCTAGACAAGGAACGCAATTCACTGTCAAATATTTGGTTGGTGGTGGTGTAGAATCTAATAGTCAAACTGGAGATATCAACAAAATTGTCAGTGTTGAGTATGAAAACGACATTTCCGTGATGTCTACCGCAGAACAGAATTTGTTTCAAGTGGTCAGAAACTCTTTGGCAGCCGAAAACAATATACCTGCTGTCGGTGGTGATGGACCAGAATCAAATGACGAAATTAAACAAAATGCCACTGCATTTTTTGCTGCACAAAATCGTGTAGTGACCGCAGACGATTATATCGCACGTTGTTACGCTATGCCATCCAAGTTTGGATCTGTAGCAAAAGCCACTGTAATTTCTGATAACAATCTCAATGCAAATTCCATTGTGGATGGTGAGTTGACACAACAAAATGAAGTGTTAAGTAATAGACAAATTAGTGGCAACCTAAAAAATCCATTTTCAGTTAATGTTTACTTGTTAAGTTATGACGTAAATAAAAACTTAACGAAACCAAATTCAGCTTTGTTGTATAATCTCCGTCAATACTTGAGTCGTTATCGTATGATGACTGACGGTATTAATTTGATTGATGGATATATCATCAATGTTGGAGTTGAATTTAAGATTGTAACATACAACAATTTCAATAAGAAAGAAGTTTTATCGAATTGCGTTCAGGCAGTAAAAGACTTTTTTAATATTGATTTGTGGGGATTCAATCAACCCATCAATTTGAGTCAGTTAGAATTGGAGATTGCTAGAATCGAAGGTGTACAGTCGGTTGCACAACTGAGGATTAACAACTTAACATCCAGAAACGGTAATTATTCGGATGTTGAATACAACATTGATGCGGCAACGGTCAATAAAATTGTATATCCATCACTTGATCCGTGTGTGTTTGAGTTGAAGTTTCCAGACGTAGACATTAAAGCAACAGCCGTATAATATGCATATTTTTATCTATCCATCTAAAGACACATACATAACCAATTTATCAAATTCTGAAAATAAGAATTTTGGTATTGATGAGTTGGTTAATATTAGTTGTGTTGCCGCTCGTAGCCGATCTGTAACCAATTATCAATCTGGCAGTTTGGATTCCAACGACAACCTTCTTAACAATACCATAAACTTTTATGGGTCGTTGATTGGATACTTTTCTGGCAGTACTACCAACGTAATTTTGTCAGATGATTCTGATAGTTCTACGGTGGTTTATGGAAATATGGTTGGATCTGTCAATGTAACATCGTCGTGTGCTAATTTCACCACATCACAATTTACCGGAAATGTAACTGGGAGCGTGTCTGGATATGTATCAAGTGCCACTTTGAACGGTGCCTCGTATACTACTCAGACAGTATCTTTAACATCCGTAAGTGGAAGCGTAACTAATTTGTCTGGAAGTTTATCTGGATCTTCTGTGAGTGGAACAGTATCAGGAAGTTTGACCGGTATTGTAACCGTTTTTTCTGGTAGTTTGTATGGTGTGTCTGGAAATTTAGACGGTGATATATCTGGTAGTTATTCTTATTATAACCCCAAGTTTGCATTTACAAGTTATTCAAAGTTTAGTCGAGCAATGTTAAAGTTTGATGTATCTGATGTATCAAGCTCTATTTCATCCGGGGATATTACCGATCCTAAATTTGTACTCAATATGAAGGTTCTGAAACAACAGGAACTTCCATTAGAATACACAATTTATTCATATCCAATTAGTCAAAGTTGGGAAATGGGTGATGGAAGATTTGCTGACAACGGATCTACAACCGGTGCAAGTTGGAATTATAGAGATTATACAGACGGTACACGTTGGTATCCTTCAAACCCAAGCGTTGATTTGTATGATTATTTGACTAATGAGTCTAATAAATCAATTGCATTTGGTAATGGTGGTGGTACGTGGTATTATTCGGTTCCAAATACGACAACGGTTCCCACATCAAGTTTTTGTTCTACGTTGACAACTGGAAGTTCTTTGATTACATCACAGAGTTTTGGATATGAAGCATCTGACATTAAAATGGATGTAACTCCAATTGTTAAGTCTTGGATGTGTGGATGTATTCCAAATGAAGGATTCATTTTGTTAACGTCTGAAGAACTTAACACCCAAAATATTTCAAATGGAAACCTAGGCTTCTACAGTAAAGAAACTAATACGATTTATACACCTTATTTGGACGTGGTATATGATGATAGTGTATATACGACAGGAAGTCTAAGTCCAATCACAAATGATGTACAATTGTCAGTGATATTAAAGAATGTCAAGAAACAATACAAGAGTGACAGCGTTGCTAGAATTAACGTGTTTGCAAGAGAACGTTTTCCTCTAAAGAATTTTACTAAAGCAACACAACAAACTGCATTTTTAACACCAAAATATTTACCAACTGACTCTCAGTATTCAATCAAGGACACTGAAACCGAGGAAGTTATTATTGATTTTGATGAAGGTACAAAGTTGAGTTGTGACGCATACGGTAATTATTTTATGCTGGACATGTCATCTTTGCCACAAGAAAGATATTTCAAGATTTTAATCAAGACCGAAGTAAATGGTGCTGTAGAAGTGTTTGACAACAATACTTATTTTAAAGTAATAAGATGATTACAGAAACACAAAGTACATTTAAACGTGATGGATCATATGCTAATCAGTTTGACGAGTTTGGTAATTTGGTTATTGTTGATTCAACTGAGAAGTATTTGTCTGTCACATTAACAAGAGAAGTATACGAAAATACTTCAGTATCAAACATATATACAGTTGATATTGAAGAGTTCAAAGATATTCCAGTTAAAGAAGATGCGGTTGTGTCAACATTAAAATCTGAGAAAACAAAATTACAATCTCAGATTGACACTTTAACATCCGAGTTGTCAAACATGGCCAACTCGTCTGGTAAAGACGCTTTGATTTCTGCAAGTAAAGATATCATCATTGGATTACGTATTAAAGCGGGTGAAGGAAAATTGCCTTCCGATTTCAATACTGTATTTCCTTATTTGCCATTGAAATCATCAGAAGCAGTACAATCGGACGCATCATCAACGGGATTGGGATCTGGTACCGCAAATAATTCCACAACAGTTACTAATAATAGTTCTACGCAATCAACTACATTGGTTGGTGCTCAAAAAGGATTAATACCTTCTCCACAACAATGTGTACGTCAGGCGGATATTCAATTTTCACCACCGTTGGAATTTGTTACATATTTACCACCTGCGCCTGTACCACCACCTCCACCACCTTCTGTACTACCGGCCCAACAATTGTCAATAATACAAACGGCAAAGGTTGTATCTACAACTCCCGTTTCTAGTGTTAATATACTGAAACTAGTTGAAGAACAATATGTTAAATGTGGTGGATTTGTAACGAATAAAAAATTTAGTAAAGGAAGATACGTTATATACGTTGATCTTGGAACTGATATAGGTGAAGTTACATTTAACAGTGATGCACGTGGTGTGCCGGATAGATTTATTGTTGAATGGGATAACAATATAGTAGCTGATACAGGATATCGTGGTGATGATACTCTTTATTCAAATGATTTGAAAAACGCTTTACAACAAGATGGATTACCTGATGCTAAAATTTTGGGTAAAGGTGCTTCCACAATTACTTTCCAGAAAACAAAATCAACACCATCAGTAGCAACTGTTACTGTATTGGCTCCTATTAATGGAACCGGGTGGGAATTTACAATGAGATGTCCGGTAAGTATTCAACCCACAATTATGAATGTTCAGGCGGTTACACCTAATGAAGACTGCGTTAATCCAACGACCATATTTAAGTTTGCTGGTAATGTTGATCATACCTTACGTATTACGTTACGTGGAACTTCCGTAACGTATTCTAATGAACAGTATCATGGTACATTACCACGTACTGTAAGTGAGTTTTCAAATAACGGTGTTGGTCCATACAATACCAATTTGAGTATCAAGTGGACCGGACGTGGATCTGTACAAATCAGTCAACAACCAAATTCTTCAAATAACTATACTGCGATAATTGACATATTTGACGGTAAAGGTGGTGAAGGTACATATAATCTGGAAGTATTACAGTTAAAGTGTTCACAACCTATTACGGTTAGAAAAGCACTTAATGAAAGTAATCAGACTGCATATGGTGTAACCGCATCTTCATTGTCATCCGCAAGTGGTGGTGGAAGAAATCAGTTTTTTGGTGGTGGACCAAATATACAGATTACCCGTCTTCGGTAATATATATTGATAGTCATATGGCATATCCTTTTCCAACCACAACAGATTATGTTGATCAGGTAAATAGTTCATCTTATTTTCCTGATGAGATTTCTTCTTTAATGAAGAAGGTTCCACCGTCACCAGAAAGGTTTTACGGATCACAGATTGATGATTATATTGAATTGTCAGTGTTCGATTCACAAGAAAATCTCAATCTTTGGCAACCAATTTATCAAGATGAAACGTTTCAGTCTCGTACTTTAGAGTATCAAGACATTCAAAATAATACAATTTCTGTTACATACGACGAGTTTATTCCAACATTTACGTTGTATGAGAATGCAAAGATTTTGTTGGATCCACGTTTGGATTTGGCAAGATACGGTATACAAAATGGCAGTTATAGAGTTGTATACAACTTTTTGTCAAACATTGTTGGTACACATGACAAACAGTGTTTTGTTATAAAACAGATTTCACCGTCACGTAAGGAAATCAAAACATCATTGATCCTTGAAAAGGAAAATTTTAATAACCAAGACCGAATTGATTTTCAGAGCGAATATGATTGTTATGTAACCGGAAAAATTGAAGCCAGAGATGTTATTCCATATTTTGAATATTATCTCAAACAAACTTATTTGCTTAATTTTGTTAACAGCACTCCAGATGATATTTTAAACACATTCGATAAAGCATATGCAGTCATCGGCGGTGATGGATTGTATAAGTTGATGAACGAAATATATAATGGTTTCGTCATTCCGGCCAATTCTGTCAATAACTTGTCTAAGGATATTCGATTTATTGGTATTGCCGATTATATCAAAACATTCTTGTATGAAAATTATGCAGAGTGTTATACATCGGAACAATATTCAAAAATATTGGATACGATTGTATCTGAGACAATTAAGATTAGACTCAAGAATATTCATGATGTTGATAACAATGACACATTGATTTGTTACTCTTACTTGTATACGATTTTCAATCAACAGATTCAACAGTACTTTATTGACATTAAAACAGAGTACGATAAAAAGTATGTTGGTCCGTTGAAAAATTCAATTAATTTTGGACAAAACTTGATGATCAAGATTTTGTCATTTAAGGTCTTCTCGGATGGCACGTTGGTGTTAAAACTACAAGACCAGTTGCCAAATACAATCGGAGTTAACAGTACGTTTTGGATTACCAATACGTCACTCGCTCCAATCGTACAGAACATTGTTTTAACTACAACTCCAAAGTACAATACGTTCACAATCAAACCAGCAAATACTAATTTGAAGGTTAATGATAAACGTACATCTTTGTCTGTTAACTATTCTCAATCTGACGCATCAAATGCAGAAGATATTGATCTTATCTTAAAACAAAGATTTTCTACAATTGATGTGGATTATACTAACTTTGAAAACTTTGTAATTTATTCTTCTGCAAAAACAAGAATTGTCATTTACAAGAACAAACTCAAGTCGATCAAGATAAAACAATCTTCATTGGATTCACTAAATGCGTCTACATATTCTGATCAATATATCACCGATAAAATTGAATTGTTAACAAAAGAAATTAACGATATCAAATTGTCGTTTGATGGATATGAGTACTACTTGTTTACAAATAGTTTATACAACAATGTAGATAGATTCCCTCAGTCATATGAAGATGAGGCGGATGAATACGATAGAAACAACCGTGACAGTTTAATAAATAACCTACCAACATATTTGTTGTCGGATTCAAATAACGATGATTTCTTGATCTTTTTGTCAATGATCGGTCATCACTTTGATAACATTTATATCTACATCGACAAGTTTCCAATGTTGTCATACAATGTGACTGGAAACGATGCTGTAATTCCAAACAAAATTTTGGACGGAATGTTATCATCATTTGGTTGGAAAATGCAATCTTCGGTAAACGATGTGAGTTTGAACAACAATTATATTGCTGGAACAAATTACGCATCTATTGCGGATAAAACAAATATCATCAATAATCGTATCTTGAATAGTCTTCCTGCAATATTGAAGGCAAAAGGCACCATTGAAGGTGTGAAGTTGTTGTTGGCTTGTTATGGTGTTCCTCAAGATATTATCAGTGTTCGTGAGTTTGGTGCTTACTCTGATATTTCACAATCATTGTACACTTTTGATAGACACGAATATTTGTTAAACTTGTCACCTCAGTCATATGTTTTAACACCATATACAAGTTCGATACAAACTGTCGAGTTTAAGTTTGCGTTCAGTAATAATTACAGCAAAACTTACGCACAACAGAATCAAATTGATTTGTTGAGAAAGTTCCCAGATTCATCATCTGATTATGATTATAGAGTTTATGCGTACAAGGAATCTCTAAGTAATAATGGTCGAATCGTATTTGAAATTGGAGATGCTGAACTGTCTTCTGATTTGTTGCCAATTTTTGATGGTAATGTTTATAGTGTGATGATTCGTAGAAATGACATTTCTTCATTGTATACTGGGTCATCAAATATCAATCATATACCTACAAAGTATGATTTGTTTGTTGAAATCAATGAAAATGGAGATGCTCGATTGATTTCTTCTAAATCTGATATATTTGAATACGATCAAAACGTTGCATTTAGTGAGGGGTCTTCAAAGTTTTTAAGATTTGGATCAACGCAGTTTAGTGGATCTATTGATAAAATTAATTTGTGGACAGTTCCTATTACCGATGATAATTTCAAGGAACACGCAAATAATTTTGATTCATACTATGAGTCGGATTACGATGATATCCGAAATAATTTGTATTTACGATTGGCATACAATTATCCAAGACAGTTAAGTACTTCGGTTGAAACCTATCAATATCAATCAAAGTCAGGAACTTTGATTTGCTATTTGTATAATCTTCCAACCAAATCAATTGGCGCAGAAACAACATATAGTTCGATTGAGAATAACCCTGATTTATATGACGATACATTGGTTATTCGATCAATGTATTCTGGAAGTTATTCAACCAGTTCGTTGTATCCATACGCAAACGTTTGTTTGGGAGTAACGTCATCAGCGTTCCCATATAACTTCATTCAATACAATGTTAATCAATCTTACAGGTTGTCTAACTATGGTCCTAACTTGTTGTGGAACAACAAGATTTCGATCAAAGATCATCAACCCGTATCAGCGTTAACGCCTTTTGATAAGAGTACTCCATTTGACAGTGATACTGATTCTCCTTTGGTTGGTATTTTCATGTCACCCGTTTCAAGTAAAAACGAAGAGATTTTAAGATATTTTGGTGATAAAAATGTATTGAGTGAATTGGGAGATCCACGTCAAGAATTTTCATCAAGTTATGATATTCTTGAAGACATGCGTGCTTCGTATTACGCAGACGGTTCACCTACAGCAAGTGGTAGAATTTTGTATCAAGAATTTACAAGTATTTACAAATTGTATTTTGATTCAAGTATATTTGAATCCATTCGAAACGTTATTGCTGCTCGTAATATTTTGTTGAACGGTATTTTGATTGAGCCAACTATTCTGGAACGTATTAAGTTTCCTACAAAACCGATCCGTTCTGAAATTATAGAAGATTCGGTTCAGTACTCCAATTTAATACAGTCTTGTTCGGCTGCAAACATAACCGTTTGGAGAAATGATCAGTATCAAACTGAGAATTCTAGTTTGTATCAACAGTACATTGATAAGAAACCGATTTCTACAGTTCCTATTTCTCAATCATTGTTGATAAACAACAATTTCCAGAATTTCCAAGCGGGATATTCTTATATTAACGACGTTACCTCTGATGAAGAATTATGGGTTAGTAGTGATCTTTATACGGGTACATCGTTTGGTATTATGTACTTTGATATTTTAAGCAGTTCTAGGGGAACTGAAGTATCGGAATCGGTACCTCATTTTACTTGGATGTTGCCATATAGTTCATCTGTGGCTGAGTATGATTACAATGGGTCAATTCAATATTATACTAAAGTTCTCAACAAATTGATTGTAACTCCAAAGAAAGCATATGATTTGTATCCATATGAGTTAGCAACTCCATTTAGAGGATCCACTCAGAATTTCCTTGGAACTAGACACAATCCTATCCGTTGGGATTTATTTAAGGTAATTTCCGATGATAGTGTCAAATATGGATATTTTGTAAAATCAAAACAAACTGTTAATTACACAGTAGATGAATGTGGTAATCCAGATAAAAGTCTTCCAGTAACCAGTACAGTTGTAACCAATACATCTGTATCTACTGGAAACAACGGAGTTTTGACAGTTCAATAAAAAATAATAAACAAAAAGACAGTTAAAACAATACTTATAGACAAACACATATGGCATACGTCGATAACAAATCAATCACTGTAGATGCGGTCCTTACAAAGAGGGGTAGAGAGCTTTTGGCTCAGACTGGCAATCTAAATATTACATCATTTGCATTGGCAGATGATGAAGTTGATTACAGTCTATATAATCCAAACCATCCACAGGGTAGTGCATATTATGATATTGCTATCAGAAATACGCCAGTGTTTCAACCTTTGTCTGACGAAACTCAATCAATGAAGTATAAGTTGGTCACTCTTGCTCAAGGCGTGACATCTATACCAGTAATCAGTTTGAATATTCAATCCATCGACGTTCAAAAGGATAACAAGTCTGACAATATTATTTCTCCAACAACCAACCCAGCATATAATCTTACACTTGGATACACTGCCATTTTGTCCAATAAGAAGATTGGTACTTTGATTGTTGATCAAACCAATGCTGCAAATACAACTACTAGTACAGTTCCATCTTTTGCTAATGATTTGATTAGTACAAGTTCACAGGTAGTTGTCGGTAACCGTTTTAAGTTTGTGCCAAATACATCATTGACAGTAACAACCTCCGCAACAATTACTGTGGTTGGTAATGAAAGCGGCGGTACCGTTGTTATTCCTGTCACTGTAAGAATTTCCTAACATATGATCTATAAACAATTTGAACAGTCTGATATTGTAGTAGGAAGATCTACAAAAGTATCCACGGGTATTTTCAGTAACGGATCTGTCTATCAAACTCAAAGTGCGGTTGCATCAGGCAGTTTGCAAGCTACCATTTCTGGTTCTAACAGATATGATGTATATAACGGTTACTATTATTTGGACGTATATCCAAGTTTGGCAGCCACATCTAGTTCCAACGATCTTATTCTAAGTGTTGCATATGGAAATAAGAACGGGTATGGAACCAGTTACGACGAATATACCAACATCAAAGTTTCACCAACAAAGGCTATTTATACACAATACGTAAATGCTATCAATAACGGTGAAGACTTTTCTGTTAAATCACAAAGTACTCCCGCATCTAGTGTAACAAGTGTGAGTTTGAGCAGTGACTTTATTGTACTATCTTACAATTCTCAGAAGATCAGAGATGGTATTGATCCGGGTCAATTTCAAATAACTTTGAAAAATGATGTAAGTAATCAATTTGTTCGTTTAATTGATGATTCCAGTATCACCACACAAAGTGGATCTGCTGCATATTATAATTTGATTTTGGGTCAATATAGTGAGACTACTGGTGAAGCATCATATTGTCCTTATACCGGTACAATGGCAACATCAAACGGATTCCTTTCATCCAGTAACAACTATACTGGATCTAAATCGGATGCACAATATCATCCAACTACGGGAATTGGCCTTGTATTTCCAAAGTCTGGTATTGTGATTTTGAATTGTGACTTTTTGAATGATGTTTTGACCAACACTGGGGGCGGTGGTCTTGCTAGTTCAAATGCTTTAATTACAATTCCTAATTCTGCAACAAGAACAACTGCTCCTGTTGGAAATGTAGTACCTGCTACTTCAAATGCATTGTATAAAGAAGCCGTATATAACGCAATTAAATCTTCAGGCGACAACATGCGTGTAAGACGTAGTGAATACGTTCCATCACGTCATTACTTTGTACGTGTGAAGAACCGTGATTTCAATTATACAAACAATCCTACGTTCTCATATCAACGTGCACAAGACGATCAAGTGACCGGTGAAATTCGTCAACGTGGTGATATTATACAGACAGAGTTTTTAACTGATCCTAAGGTTTATCCAACTTCCGTTGGATTGTATAACAACAATAACGAATTGGTAGCGATTGCTAAATTAAGTAGACCTGCTCAAAAGACATTTTCCAATGAACTTTTGATTAAAGTCAGACTTGATTTTTAATCGTTTAGTTTAAAATCCAATCGGATTGTGATCAAATCCATTGTTGGATTATACTTATAATGGAAGATGATCAAGAACATTCAGACGAATGAAATTTTTAGCACACCGTTTACTTCGAACAAGTCATGGTCATTAAATTCCAGTGGTTCGATACAAACGGTGGAAGAAGGTTATTTTGTAAGTAGTAGTTATAACTTTTATGACTCCGCTTCGGCGGCGTTGTATGGTTTTACTGCAGCTGAACAAAACTCCAACGGATCTTATAAGAGACTTGTTTATCAATTAGTTAAAAATTCTTATTACAATCCAAACATTGCTCAGAACTTTGGATTGGAAACAACTGATACCGATAAGGTATTCAAAATATTACAGAACACTTGCATCAGAATAACTTTACCAAGAGTTTATTTTGGTGACTCTATTTTGAGAGATTCTGTTGTTATTACGGATTATTCTAAGGATAAAGTTTATACTTTCTTTGATGACACATATGGCAACTTGTATGTGGATGGTACTCATTTCATCAATTATGTTGATTTGACTTCAAATGTATATTCCCCACCAACTGTGAATTTTACTGGTTCACCATTGTCTGGATTTTCTCCACTGTCAGTTGTATTCACTCCTGCCGTACAAGGTAATGCCACAGAGTATTTGTGGAATTTGGGTGACGGTAATACATCTACATCATCTACAACATTTACTCATGTTTATACAGAACCGGGAACATATACGATTTCTTTAACTGTAACTGGGTTTGGTGGCACAACAACAAGAACTCGTACAAATTATGTGGTTGCTAATGCTGTTATTCCAGTACCTACAGTTGACTTTTCGTTTACTCCTCCTGATGGATACACTCCATTGACTGTAACCTTCACAAGCATTACAACAAATGTCGATTCGTATCTGTGGGACTTTGGTGATGGAACAACAAGTACGTCTGCAAATCCAACCAAAACATACAGTACATCTGGTATATATACCGTATCACTCACAGGTACCGGTGGCGGTGGAATACGTACAACAACAAAAGTTAACTGTATTGAAGTTGTTGCCATACCGTTACCATCTCCAAACTTTATTGCCACACCAAATACTGGATATGCTACAATAACTTCGTTGTCGTTTATTGATGGTACTACAGTAAGTAATCCATCATATCCAGTCACTTCATGGGCATGGGATTTTGGTGATAGTACCACAAGCACATCACAAAATCCAACCAAAACATATAGTTCGCCTGGAACATATACTGTTTCTTTAACTGCTACAAATGCCGGTGGTAGTGCAACACATACAAAGACCGGATATGTAACAATTGCAGCCGTAACGATTCCTGTTGCTAATTTCACAATCGATAAATCTTCAGGTGACATCCCATTGGGTGTAACGTTTACCAACACTAGCACGGGAATTGGTACGTTAACATATTCGTGGGATTTGGATGATGGCACCGGTGCGCAAACAACAACAAATCCGTCGCCTAATCCATACTCATTTACGGTCAAGGGAACATATGATGTTACATTGACTGCTACAAACACTGCGGGATCTGATACTGAAACCAAGACTATTATTGCATCTGATCCAGCGGATAGATTGGATTATTCTCCTTCAACACAATTAATGAATTGGGGTACAGATGGTGGTACAATTTTATTTTCAAATCCAAATGTAACTCTTGCGGATTTCAAGACTTTGATAGATGTGTCAAATATCAAAGCAATACAAATTAATTCTACTACGAATCCAATCACCACGATATCAAACACCAATTACTATACGGCGTTGGAAAGTTTACTGATTTCAAATCAATCATTGACATCTATTAGTGGTATTGGAGTTACTAACTTAAAGAATTTACTTTTGGAGGATAATCCATCGTTGAGTTCAATCACAATATCTGATCTTCCAAATTTGGAAATTATAAGTTTCAGAAACAATAATTTGTCCGGAACATTAAATTTGAGTTCACGTACACCGTTGTTATTGTTGACCGTCGCTGATAACAATATTGCATCATTAAATGTTACTGGTAATACTGGATTGACAACATTGTATACGTACTTGAATTCTAATCTAACTGTAATTACCGGATTGAATACTTGTACTGCTATGAATGTATTACAAGTTTGGAACTGTAATTTGGTTGGTGCAACTTTTGATATTAGTGCATTAACTGCTCTGGTTATTTTACAAATAAGTGGAAATTCCAACCTATCTACGCTCGACGTAACCAACAATACAGTTTTGAGAGAATTGTATTGTCAAGATGATAATTTGTCCACATTGGATGTAACAAATAATACAGGACTAACTATATTGGCTGCAAACGGAAATTCATTGACTACATTGAATTTGACAAACAATATCAAGTTGAAAACGTTGTTACTTTACGCAAACACAGGATTGGCGTTACCAACAGGGTTTAGTGGATTGACCGATTTGGAATGGGTCGATATGTATAACTGTAATGTTACTGTTCCTTTTGATTGTACACCATTCCTCAATTTGAAAAAAGTCAGCGCTGGTAATACATCTTTACCTTCGGTGAATTTGAGTACGTGTACAAAACTTGAGTGGATTTATATTCGTAGTTCACCGAGTGTAACAACTTTGAATCTTCCTGCTACATTGTCAAATACTACAATGATGTATGCCGACGGTTGTGGTTTAACTGCTGCCGCAATTAATGACATACTTATTAAATTGGATGCAAATGGAGTATCCAATACACAATTGGTAACAAATAATTATATAATCAAACTAGATGGTGGAACAAATGCTACACCTACAGGTGCGGGTATTACTGCAAAAACTAACCTAATTGCTAAAGGTTGGAATGTGACAACAAATTGATATTATGAATGGAACTATTGGACCAGTAACAATGTTTGGATATAAAGTTGAAGCACACGGTAAGTTTGCTGCAATTGGAAATCCAAATCCACAATATGCGTCACAGGCAGGAACAGGTAGTATCGATTTATACCGATTTAATTCGACACAGGGTGTGTATACTTACTATGGAACTGCACAGTCCATGAAAGCATATGGTACATCTGGTACAGGTGGAACTGGAGGTAGCAGTGGAACCGGCGGATTTGGTGTAATTACAAAAGATACATATGGATTGGCGTTTGATGTTTGTAATAACATTTTTATAATTGGTAATGAAAATTTTACTGGGTCATATGGTGGTTCGCCATATTCTCATACTAGTTTGGCCGATGTATATTTGTTAAATCAATCTTCATCTAATGCCAGCACTTTGGCAGCGTCATTGTTAAGTGTATCAAAGATACCATCACCTATTAATACGTCTTACAATAGTTTTGGTCATTCAGTTGCGATTAATTCTAAATATATCACGGTGAGTGCAAATGCATATGACCGAGTATATGTTTACAGTTATACTACAGGATCAAATAGTATATCGATACCCGGATCTCCAACGACTTACATTGATGCGGTCACCGCTGGTAATTCTTTTGGATCGTTAGTTAAAATTGATAAATCTGGAACCAATTCAATTTTGATATCAGAAGATCCAACAATACAAAATCCTAAGGTTTATTTATTTGAAAGTCAATCTGGTGGATGGTCATTGACACATACATTTTCATCAATTACGGGGTCACAAAAGGTACCGTTTGACGATGTAAACTCGTATCAGTATGTTAAGAAGTCGGCGGATGGTTTTGGTACTGACATGCAAATTAACGGTGATACAATTGTAATTGGTGCGCCGTATGATGCAAGTTATTATGAGTTTAGTGGATCCACAACACAATATGACAGAGGTGCCGTATACATTTATAAGAAAACCGAGTGTGCATTAAATACTGCCGAAGCTAATGGTATTTATGCTGACAGTGGACAAGTTTATTGGGATTTGGTTGAGAAGTATATTGGTGATAAAAATACTCTCAAACAAAATAAATTGGGATTATCGGTTGATACGTTTAATAACAAGATTATTGTTGGATGTGTATCGTCAAGTAATCCATTAGCTGTAAAATCAACCGTATCTAGTTCAATTAGTCAATCTTACGATGACACTCAAGTCATTAACGGACAATTTATATTGTTTGAAAGAACCGGTTCGAATGTTGTACCGGTAACATATGATTATAAAAAGAAGGCGATTGGATATCCTTACATGTCATATGGATATGATGTAGCAATCAGTGATACTGCAATTGTTGTTGGTTCTCCGTTTATTATGTCTGATTTTACATCAAGCAATTCGTTTGTTGTAAGTCCATCGGTTGCACAGTCAACGCTACAAAACATGCGTGGACATGCTTATATTTCTACATTAAGTTCATTAAGAACAAATTACCATGCTGGTAACATCTTTTACAAGAACGGTGAAATCGTATTTTCAAACACCGGTTCACAATTTACGAATGTATTGAAAACTACTGATACAAACGAATACAAGTATGATATCAACTATAGTAGTAAATACACAATCAATGAAAAGTCGGTTATTTGTGTTGTTGATTCTGGTGAGTTTAATATTAGTACCAATCCTACCGCATTAGATGTTATTAAACCTACATTTGATTTGTTGGGTAACGGTGATGTTGACTTTAGAGACATCAATTTGATTTTGTTGTATATTGTCGATATCAACACTCCGGGCAATCCTAATTTTGAACAGGATGATACTTTCTGGGATGAATACGTTATTGAAAATAGTGCAGAACGTAGTTTGTTTGAATATTATAAAACGTATTATGAATACGGACAGTATACTTTGAAACAACAATATGCTTCTTTAAGACCACGATTGTTTAGTCTTGAATCACAGTTTGATTTTGACGGTGATGGAAAAGTGAGTATCGAAGACGCTAAGATTCTATGGAAGTTCTTTATAGGATCATTGAGTCTTGATGCATACAATAATTTAATTAATCCATTTTCAACAAGAACAACTCTTTCGGATGTAGTTTCATATATAACATCAAAGACATCAAAATATGTTAACACAAATGGAATACCTAGTATTAAGTCTGATTTCTTGTCATATCAAGAAAGTTCCTCATTGGATATTACAGGATCTTACTTGGCACCCTACATTACAACAATTGGTCTATATAGTGGGTCTGATCTTGTCGCAGTAGCCAAATTGTCGTCTCCAATCAAAAACACTGGTGAATATCCACTAAATTTTTTGGTTAAATGGGACGTATAATCATATTTATAATAAACAATAGACTAAATTTATGGCCGAACAAATCAAAAGAACCTCTTTAACAAAGAGTCTTGAACAAAGATACGCTTCTGACAAAACTGGTGGAGCATTTGATGCCAAGAAAGCTGGTACAAACACTGCTATTCTCGGTCTTCAGGGAGATTTTGGATATTCAAAACTTTCTATAGATTTGACCATTGAACCGGGATTTACAATTGGTATGGCTACCAACAAAAAAGAGAACTTCAAAGACAAAGTTTTGGGTGATGCAAAAAATCCAGGCGAGGGATTTTACAGAGTAAAAGATACTACAAAGTACAAGCCATAATCAAACAAAAAATAAGTTATGACATTAGGATTAGACGCTAGTACGTCTACCGTTGGATGGGCAGTTTCAGAAAACGGTAAAATAATTGACGCTGGCTTTTTAGATATATCACATTTAGAGACTTCCAAAGAGAAGTCTTTTTTTGTTTTAAAGTTTCTGGAATCAACCAAATATTACGATGTTATCACATCTGTTAATATGGAAGCCGCGTTGAGTGGATTTATGGGTGGTCGTACAACTCAACAAACCATCATCAAATTGGCAAGATTCAATGCGGTTTTTGAGTATATTCTTTCCGAAGAAATGGGTGTTAAAATTAACCTATGTAATGTTAACACCATGCGTAAACAACTTTTTGGTAAAGCCAGAATCAAAGGCATGAAATCCAAGGAGTTCGTTAAAGCCAACATCGTCAATTTCTTAGAAGTTGACAAATATGACAAGAAAAAGAAAAAGGGAAGTTGGGACGAACGTAACGGTGACATGTACGATGCCGTGGTATGCGCTTTATTTAAACCTTAAAATAAGTTGATTTGGACTTGGTATCTGATACAGTATACCCATGTTGTTGTATCAGACGGAAGTCGTAACAATTCTAAATAAAGCGCTCAAACAATCTGCGAAGATTCGTAAGGGTACTGACGCGGTTTATTATTGTCCCGTCTGTAAACACTACAAACGAAAGTTGGAAATAAATACAGTTACCGGCAAATATCATTGTTGGGTGTGTGGGTTATCTGGGACATCTCTGAAAACGTTGTTCAAGAAACTTGGACTGTCTGGTGAATATCTTGGTCAAATCTATAAAAATACCGAGACGTACCGAAAACTTCCTCAGAACGATATTAACGCTATTTTGGAAATCTTTTCTGAGAAGAAGAGTATTTCTGTTGTACCCTTGGTTCTTCCAAAAGAATATCGATCATTTTATGATGACGAACTTACTTTGATTGGTAGACATGCACTTCAGTACTTAAAGTCGAGAAACATTACCAAATATGATGTATTGAGATATAATATTGGGTACTGTGAGGGTGGTCAATTTCATGGAAGAGTTTTAATTCCATCATATGATGCATCTGGTCAATTAAACTTTTACTCAACTCGTAGCATTTTTGAAGATGCTAAAATGAAATATGTAAACAGTTTTGGCTCAAAAGACATTATCGGATTTGAGATGTTTGTAGATTACAACCAACCGATTACATTAGTCGAAGGTGCATTTGATGCAATTTCGATTCGTAATAACGCTATTCCTTTGTTTGGAAAAACACTTTCAAATAAGTTGAAATCTGCGTTGATCAGTAATAAAGTACAAAGTGTTAATATTGTTTTGGACAATGATGCTTTATCAGACTCCATTAGAATAAGTGAGTTTTTGTTGAAGAACAGTATTGAAACAAAGTTGGTAAAACTTGATGGTAAAGATCCATCGGAAATCGGATTTGAAAAGACTTGGGAAGTTATAAATAACTCTCCCGTTTTAGATTTCGAATCTTTGTTTCGTTTGAAGATAAATTTATAAAATATATGATTACAAAACTAAATTGTGACGTTTCAAACTTTACGAATATTCTGCACGTGGCAGACATTCATATTTTGTTAACTAAACGTCATGCGGAATATACAGAGGTGTTCAAGAACCTATATAAGGCAATTGAAAAGACACCCGAGACCACTGCTATTTGTGTGGTGGGTGACGTGTTTCACAACAAGAGTGATCTTAGTCCTGAGTGCGTAGAAATTGCGTCTCAGTTTCTAAAAAACTTGGCAGATCGTCGTCCAACCATACTTACTGCTGGAAACCATGACGCAACTCTAACCAACAAAAACAGGTTGGATAGTTTGAGTCCTATTGTTAACGCTCTTAAACACCCAAATCTTTTTTATCTAAAGGATACTGGTGTGTATCAGTTGGGTGATATCTTGTTCAATAACTTCTCGGTATTTGATGAACATTCACCTGAGAATTATATTAAGTTTGAAAAGATTCCCAAGATTTATGTTAATAACACTTCTTATCATATTGGACTATATCATGGACCAGTTGATAGTGCTGTAACTGACATTGGGTATAAAGTTACGAGTAACACCAAAAACGAACTGTTTGATGGACATCAAATTATTTTGTTGGGTGATATTCATCGTCATCAGATTCTTCAGAACTATCACGTTATTGATGAAAAGATTCGTAAACCCGTGGTTGTGTATTCTGGTTCATTGATTCAACAGAACCATGGTGAAGAATTGAAAGGTCATGGGTTTGTTTATTGGGATTTGAAGACTCTCAAATTCAAACACGTTGAGGTAAAGAACGACCATGGATATTTTACTGTCGAGGTTAACAAAGGAACTTTGATTACCGATTTGACGGATATTCCAAAGAAAACCACGCTTCGAATCAAAGCATTTGAGTCGGTTGCAACTGAACTCAAGACGGTCATCTCACAGATTCGTGAACATACTGAGATTGTTGATATCAATTATCTACGTGTGGACCAGTTGGCCTCAAGTGTGAACAATTCAACGGTTCCAAATTTGAATATTCACGGTCTTTCAAATATTTCGTATCAGAACAAATTGATTGCGGAATATCTTCAAGATAAACATACTAATATTCCTGACTCTTTGATTCGTGAGGTTGAAAAGATCAACAAGGAGTTGAATGATCAAATTGTCAAGGATTTAACCGCTAAGAATATTCGATGGAAGCCAAAACGGTTTGAGTTTGATAATATGTTCAGTTACGGCGAAGGTAATGTAATTGATTTTAGCAAAATGAAAGACGTTGTGGGACTATTTGCTGCAAACGCAAGTGGCAAATCCAGTATTCTTTCGGCATTATCCTTTTGTATATTTGACAAGTGTGATCGTGCTTTTAAAGCCGTTCACGTAATGAATACACAAAAGATGTCGTTCAAGTGTAAGTTTAACTTTGAAATTGATAAGGTTGATTACTTTATTGAACGTATTGGTCACGCTGATAAAAAAGGAAGCGTCAAGGTTGATGTACGTTTTTGGAAAGAAGAAAAGGGTCAAGTAATTGAACTCAACGGTGAAGCACGTCGTAATACTAACGATTTGATTCGTGATTATGTTGGAACTTATGATGACTTTATTTTAACTGTATTGAGTATTCAGAACAGTAAGACTGGTTCTTTCATTGATCTTGGTCAGACTGAACGTAAGGATCTATTGGCACAGTTTATGGGACTTACTATATTTGATAAGTTGCACGGACTGGCAAATGACAAGATGCGTGAATGGGCAATCTTGATGAAGAACTTTGCCAAGACCGATTACAACGCAGAGTTGGAGACATTGACTACCAATATCAATAATGCTGAATCTGTTATTCGTTTAAAGGACGAAGAACTAAAAACATTAACGGATAGTCGTGAAGTTGAAAATGAGAAGATTGCTGAGACAACTAAGCAGTTGATCAAGGTGAATGTCACAACTACTGATATAAGTGGATTGGAAACACAACGTATTAATACCGACAGAAAAATCGTCAGTGAACAGTTGAAGTATGATACCGAGGTTCCCAACATTGAGAAGTTGAAGAATGACATCAAGCCAATCAATGACAAGGTTGAAAAGTTCAAGTCTGATGATATTGAGTCCAAGTATTCGGAGTATAATACTTTGAAATTGGAAGCGTCTAACATTGAAGGACAGTTGGAACGTAAGAAGTTGATTGTTACAAATAAGTTGGATAAGTTGAAGAAACTTGAAAACCACAAGTATGATCCAAATTGTACATTCTGTGTTAACAACGTGTTTGTTCAAGATGCAATCAAGACTAAAGAAGATCTTGAAAATGATAAGATTGAAGCTAAAGGTCTGATTGAAAAACTGACTACTGTGAAAAACAAGTTGGGTGTCGTTGAAACTGTTGCTAATCAATTTCAGGAGTATAGAAATCTTCTTAACAGTCTAACAACGTTAACCAAGAATATTTCTAATCTTGAAAATCTTCAATTACAACGTGAGAATACGATTGTAAAGGAAAAGAACTTGTTGGAATCGATTGAAGTTAAGATTAAAGAATATTATGATGCAAAGGACGCTATTGAATCGAATCTTAAGGTTCAAAAGGCGATTGATGACATTAAGGCAAACATTAAGAACATCGACTTTAACATTCGTAATGTTAACTCTAATATTACCGACACCAAGAGTAAGATCAACAATTGGACCTATCAGAAGTCTCAGATTGAAGCCAAGATTGCTGAAATGAAGGAGACTGAAAAGATTCATAATGCTTACACTTATTATGTGGATGCCGTTTCCAGAGATGGACTTCAGTATCAAATTATCTCTAAGGCGTTGCCTGGTATTGAATCTGAGGTTAACAACATACTTAATCAGATTGTTGAGTTTACCGTTTCGTTTCAGACTGATGGCAAGAACATTATGGCATACATTGTTTACGATGACAAGAAGTGGCCTTTGGAATTGGCAAGTGGGTTAGAGAAGTTTGTGAGTTCGTTGGCTATTAGAGTTGCGTTGATCAATGTATCCAATCTACCACGTCCTAACTTTATTGCTATTGATGAGGGGTTTGGATGTGCTGATAGTGATCATTTGTCTGCCATGGCTAATTTGTTCTCATTCTTGAAGAGTAATTTTGACTTTGTTTGGGTTGTTAGTCACTTGGATGTACTCAAAGACATGGTTGATACCCGTCTTGAGATCGTCAAAGATGCTGGGTTTTCACGGATTAATTTCCAGTGATTTCTATATGTATTGTTAATTACAATACATATGGCTTTAATATCAAATGCAAGAAATACCGGACAAAAGCTGAACTTATCTGATTTACGAGTCGATATTGAAGATAGTTCGTTTTTGTCCGAGTATTTTATATTATCGGAATACTCACCCAAGTTTACTGCTGGTAAGAATACTTTTTTGTTAAATGGGTCCGATAAACTTGCAGTTAATAGTCCTATTCAAATTGAGGTTTTAGACAGTCAGGGTCGGTCATTGTATGTTGAGGTGGCTAAGACCAACAACATCGCCTATAAGGAAGGTGGCGCGGTTAGAATATCGGTATACGTTTATAACGATACTCCTTATGGTGTTGGTAAAGTTATTATTGTTGGTCGTGAAAAGACAAACAAACTGATACGTTGGATTGGTAATATTCAAATCAATCCATCTGTACAAAATACATCGAAGGTCATATTTTATAAATCTCCCATATTGTCAGTAACATCGACTTTCGTTCCAATTACATCAGACAATTCTTCGGGGTATTTGACAGTTATTAATAATACTCCAATTACAACTTATGCGGTAACCCCCAAGAAAAATGATGATTATGGATTGTTTGATATCGGGTCAACTCCAATTGATTATCGTCTTACTTTTTTAGATGGTTCATTGGTTGTTTCATCTTCAATGAAAAACGCATTGGTAGATATCTATGCAACTAAATTGGATGGTGATATTGTAACCAGTTTAACATCATCAAACGTTATTACCGATGTATTGAGTGAAAACACGGTCAAGTTGAAGAACCCAATTTATTACGTCGATAATAAAAACAAGAAAATAATTTCAAATATTGTAGATGGTACTTTGTCTGCTAATATTACAAACGTTAAGTATGATGGTAGATTTATTACAAGTTCATCATACAATCAATCGGTTGCATTTGTAACATATACTAACCTAAAGACTTTTTCTGGTAACATTTATCGTCACAAATTGTATCGTAGAAGTTTAAGTGCAGCCGGTGATTTTGAGATTATTGCAGACGAACCTTTTGTTGATTCACAGGCTTTAGTAGATTCAGCCACACCAAACAGTTATTATAAAAGTCTAGGATCATTTCCAAACCCAACACATTTACATCACTATTGGTTTAGTAGTTCCAATACAATCAGTTTTACTAGAGATTCATCATATTTGATGGACGCAATGGTTATTACAAATAGCACTAATAATGAACAATACATTATTGTAAAAAATGATACCAATGGTGGAAGTGTTACACATGAATACACCCCATATGATCAAACTTCGGTGTTGAATGAATCTGGAATGGCATATGACAGTAACTTCATGCGGTTTTATCCAGATGTTACATATAAGTTTTCAGTCAGATCCAAAATTATCAAATCAGATACAACTCAACCTGCAAGTGTTAGTTTTTACATAACATCTTCTTTGATCAACGAAGTTAATGGTGATCCAAATTTTGATAATGTTCGTGGAGTTAAGGTCGGAGAAATTTATTTGGATGAACGGTCATCGTCGTTGTATCATCCAGACCCTCATACATTTTATAGTCGATTTGGTAAACAGTTTAATGGAACGATGGTAATATACACTAAAAATTGTGTATCCACATTATCTGACTTACAGTTATCGACATATTCGGAACCATCTTTTTCTCCTGAAATATTTACGTCTCGTATACCATTTCCTGTAACTGTTGCGGGTGAACAGTTTGAAATAAAATCAGAATTGTTTGATGTTAACTCTAATTTAGTATATTCTGATTTAAGAACGATCACGTCGTTTGATCCGTCTGGATCATCTTTGAATAAACTTATTCCCGGTGTTATTTCATCCGATACTACTAATGGGTTAAAAGTATTCAACTTGATTATTACCACCGAACAAACTAATCCAAAACAAGGTTTGTACATGTTAAACGCAGCTCGTTTCGAGTTTGATGTTAGTGGTAGTGGCGCACATACTGCAAACGATGCAACGTTTCATATTAAAAAAGGAACTGTAAGTATTAGTCCGCAGGCAGATGGTGGTATTGGTGGAAAAGTTTATATTAACCCAAGTACCGTATTGGAAATTAAACCAACGGCGGTGGGTAATATTAACAATGTTGATATTGGTCAAGATGGGACAAATCATAAAAAAGGCAAGTTTACTGATTTGGAAGCTACTGACTCCGCTACTGTTCCTACAACTACTGCACCTGCAACTGTTAGTGCGACTGTTACTAGTACAACATTGGCGTCAACTCCCGGTACCGTTGATGTGGTTTGTCCATTAAAAGCACCGGATGGCTGGTTATCGATCAATGGCAAGAGGGTGCCGTATTACAATTAATAATACAAAAACGACTTGTTGTATTATATTTATAGGACGATATGGTAAAACTCTCCGATTTTTTGGTTGAAGCTGCTGCGAATTCCAGTCAAAAAGACATGGAAAAAAATGAATTGCGGCTAGATAACACAATCAAGTATCTTCAAACCAAAAAGAAAGTGTTGTTGATTGGCACATCAAATCGTTGGGAAGGTCATAAGGACGATGAAGCAAAGTCAACTAAATTGGCTAAGTTAGTTTGTGAAAGATTGGGTAGTGATAAGTGTGAATTTATTGATGCAAGCAAACTCAATATTTTTGTATGTGAAGGAAATGTGTCATCCAAGTGGGGCAATCATTGTGGAGAAAAAGGTGCGGTGTTAAAAGATAAAGAAAAAGATCCAACTGGATATCATCGTTGTTGGGCAAGTATCAATAACAAATCAGATGAACTTTGGAAGATTAGCAAACCATTATTTGAGAGTGATGTAGTTTTATTTTTTACATCTATACGTTGGGGACAGACCAACAGTATTTATCAGAAACTAATAGAACGTTTGACGTGGATTGAAAACCGTCATTCAACCCTTGGTGAATCCAATATTGTTAAGAATATTGATGCTGGTGTTATTGCTATTGGTCAAAACTGGAATGGAAAAGATGTTACACAAACACAAAAAGCTGTACTGGAATTTTACGGATTTAATACTCCACAAGAGTTATTTTGGAACTGGCAATATACAGATAACGTCAGTGATGAAACCAAAAAATCATACTCGAAAGCTATTAAAGTTTTTGATGATACATTCATCGAATGAATAATTAAACAAATATAAGTTATGAAAAAAGCGTCAGGAAAAAGTAATTTGGCAATCGTTAGGGACTATCTCAATGGTGAACGTCCTTTTATTCAAGTTGGTTATACTGCAGATTCCGATTTTGCATCTCGTAAAGAGGGTGAAATTTGGGAGGACGTAAATGGTAAAAAGTGGATAAAGAAAAATGGCACCAAACGTGCTATTAACAATGTCAGTTCGTCTACGATTGAATCTACCAAACGTCATTGTAAAGATTGTAATATGGATATTCGGTGGGGCAATCGTTATGATGAAATTCTTTATAATAAGACCGGTCGTTGTCAAGAATGTCTTGCAAAGTTTGAAACCAAGTTACGTGTAGAAGGAAAGTATGATGATTATGAACAAAACAAACTATTGCGTAATCAATTGAGTCAAGCCAAAGAGTTTCGTACCAAGGTGCAGGAAAGTTTTGATTTTGTATCTTCTCATCAAAAGATATCGTTTCCAAACGGTGATGGAACTTTGGATGAATGGACGATTGAACGTAGAGAAAATATTTTGAAAGATCTGAAAGCCGATTTGAAAAAGATTGATAAACAGATTCTCAAGATTGAAAAGAAATTGGAGAAGTTAAGTCATGTCGAATGATCAAAAATCGTTAAGAGATATCATCAAGGCAGAATATAAAAAGTGTCTTGAAAACCCGATGTACTTTATGAAGAAGTACGTCAAGATTCAACATCCTAAACGAGGTACAATACCATTTGAATTATATCCTTTTCAAGATGATTCTCTACAGGAGATTATTGATAACGACTATAACATTATTTTAAAAAGTCGTCAGCTTGGTATTACCACATTGTGTAGTGCGTATAGTTTGTGGTTGATGGTATTTAATAGTGACAAAAATATTTTGTGTATCAGTATTACACAAGAAACATCTAAAGAAATTGTTACCCGTGTACGTTTTGCCAATGACAATCTTCCAAGTTGGTTGAAAGTTCCATGTGTCGAAGATAATCGTCTATCATTGCGTCTTAAGAATGGTTCACAAATTAAAGCCGTATCATCTTCTGGTACCGCTGGTCGTTCGGCCGCACTATCAATGTTGATTATTGACGAGGCCGCATTTATTGATAACATCGATGAAATTTGGACATCGGCACAATCGACACTATCAACTGGTGGTAAAGCAATCGTGTTATCAACACCAAACGGTGTTGGTAACTTTTTTCATAAAACTTGGGTAGAAGCTGAAGGTAAAAAGAATAAGTTTCACACGATACGTTTGCCATGGCATCTTCATCCTGAACGTGATCAAACTTGGAGAGATGAACAAACAAAATTGCTTGGTCCAAAGATGGCCGCACAAGAATGTGATTGTGACTTTGCTACATCAGGTAATACTGTAGTTGATGTGCCGATTCTTGATTTCTATAAACAGACAAAAGTACGTGCTCCTGTCGAAACTAGAGGTATGGATAAATTGTTGTGGTTGTGGGAATATCCAGACTATACACGTTCATATTTGGTATGTGCGGACGTTGCTCGTGGTGATGGAGGCGACTATAGTGCATTTCACGTAATTGATATTGAAAGTTTTACGCAGGTTGCGGAATACAAAGGACAAATTGGAACCAAAGATTATGGCAATATGTTGGTCAATGTTGCTACAGAATATAACAACGCCTTGTTGATTGTAGAAAATTTAAATATTGGTTGGGGCACAATTCAACAAATCTTGGATAGAAAATATCCTAATTTGTTTTATAGTAGTGCTGATTTAAAATATGTAGACGTGGAACATCAAATGACCAATCGAATCCATTCTGTCGAAAAGAAGATGACTCCGGGGTTTACTACAACATCTGTAACAAGACAGTTGATTATTTCACGATTAGAAAGTTATATGCGTGAAAAGACCATAAATATTCAGTCAACACGTACAATTGATGAATTGTATACGTTTATTTGGAATAATGGTAAAGCCGAGGCAATGAAGAATTACAATGATGATTTGGTAATGTCATTTGCAATTGGATTGTGGGTACGTGATACCGCTTTGAAATTACGTCAACAATCAATAGATATGACTCGTAATATGTTGGGTAGTATCAATAGATCTGAACAACAAAGCTCTCCTGTGTATACTACAAAAAACGCAAATGCACAACAGTCGTGGGAAATGCCTACCGGACTAAAAGATCAAAAAGAGAGTTTAACTTGGTTATTATAACGATCTTTCACTATTTATTTACGAAATATAATACAATTGTATGGCAGATCAACCGACAGATTTAAAGAGCAGATCACTATTTGCTCGTCTTAAGAGACTTTTCTCTACAGACGTTATTGTACGTAACGTTGGTGGTAAAAAGTTAAAGGTAGTAGATACCGATGAAGTAGCATACGCTACGGATAGAAACACACTACGTGACCGTTTTAATCGTATTCGTACTTCTGCGTACAATCAGTATAGTAGAGATTTCACCCTTAGTTATCAAGCCGCTCGTATCGAATTATTCAGAGATTATGATACGATGGACATGGATCCAATTCTTAGTTCTGCATTGGATATTTACGCGGATGAATCATTGACACGTAACGAAATGGGAGATGTTTTGGTGATCAATACACCAAATGATAATATCAAACAGATACTTCGTAACTTGTATTATGATATCATGAATATCGAATTTAACCTTTGGAGTTATGTTCGTAACATGTGTAAGTACGGCGATTTTTATCTTAGACTTTATATCAGTCCCGAGTACGGAGTTTATATGATTGAGCCAATTAGTGCTTATAATGTAACCCGTGTTGAAAACAGTGATTTGTATAATAAGAACTATATCAAATTTCAAGTCAACCTACCTGACGGTGGTAAGGTCGAAGATCTTGAAAACTATCAAGTAGCACATTTTCGTTTATTGAGTGATAGTAACTTCTTGCCATATGGTAAGAGTATGTTGGAAGGTGCTCGTCGCGTTTGGAAACAATTGAGTTTGATGGAAGACGCAATGTTGATTCATCGTATTATGCGTGCTCCTGAAAAACGTATTTTCAAGATTGACGTTGGTAATATTCCTCCAAACGAGATTGACTCATATATGGAAAAGTTGATTGCTAAAACCAAAAAGGTACCATATATCGATGAAAAAAGTGGTGATTACAATCTTCGTTTCAATCTTCAAAACATGGTTGAAGATTTTTATCTTCCTGTTCGTGGTGGTGATAGTGGTACCAGCATTGAATCTCTTAGTGGCATGGAATTCACTGGCACGGACGATATTGAATATCTGCGTAAGAAAATGATGGCTGCTCTCAAGATACCTAAGGCGTTCTTGAGTTATGATGAAGATTTGAGTGGTAAAGCTACATTGGCACAAGAAGATGTTCGTTTTTCTCGTACAATTCAACGTATTCAACAAATTCTTATCAGTGAATTGACCAAGATTGGTATTGTACACTTGTATGCACAAGGATACAGAGATTCAAGTTTGGTTGATTTTAGTTTGGAACTTACCAATCCATCAACGGTATTTGAAAAGGAAAAGATCGACATTTGGTCAAATAAGGTATCTGTCGCTAAAGACATGTTGGATAATAAGTTGTTTAGTAAAAAGTGGGTATACAACGAAATTTTCCATATGTCAGATGATGACATGAACAATATCAAAAACGATATTGTTGATGACGCAAAACAGACATACAGATTTAAACAGATTGAAGAAGAAGGTAATGATCCTGCCAAGTCATTCCAAAAAGTTAGTCCAGAAGAAGGCGGTGGCGGTGGCGGTGGTGGAGGCGGTGAAACCGGTGGAGAAGCTGGCGGTGAATCCGCTCCTGCTGGTGGAGGAGAAGCTGGTGGTGCAGAAATTCCTACATTGAAGGAAAAGTCAAAGCCAGACTATGAACGTCCGTCTCAAAAAGGATTGAAAAAGGCCAGTAATTATCCATTCGGAGAAGATCCACTCGGTCATCTTGAAATGAATAGGGATTTTAAAGCAGATAGATCCCCAAATCATAAGTTCACAGGATCTTCACCGTTTAGTCTTGAAAGTATCAATAAGGAATTGACTACTTTAGACTCATATCTCAAGACTGCAAAACAAGAAAAACAAACATTGATTTCCGAAAATAAACAAAAATCCATGATGGATGAATCTAACATACTAGAATAATACAATTATGGGAGTTTCATCAAAAATTGATATATTTATAAATTATAACTACTAATATGCACAAAGCGAAGCATTCAAAGTTCAAAAATACGGGAATTTTGTTTGAGCTGCTTACCCGTCAAATAACAGCAGATATTATTGGGGGTAAGGATGAATCAGCTGCCAAACAAATTCTTTTTAAGTATTTTTCTGAGAATACCGAATTAGGTAAAGAGTATCAACTATACAATTTCCTACTAAACGAAAAAGCTAGAGATGCCTCTCACGCTGAAAGAATAATCAGTGTGGTATTGGAATCACGGGCACAATTAGATGACAAACGACTAGCACAACAAAAGTACGATTTGATCCGTGAGATAAAAGAAATCTATCCAATTGATAGTTTCTTAAAAGCCAATATCAAGAATTATCGTATTTTTGCATCCATTTATAAAGTCTTCGAAAATAAGACATCATCCAAGTTTGACGTTAAAGAAGTAGTTCAATCCAGAGAATCCATCATTGAGTCTTTGTGCAAAACAGTAACTAAAAAGTCTGATAATGATGAAGGATTGTTGGAATACTATAAACAACAAAGCGAGGATATTCGTCTTCTCGCATACAAATTGTTGTTGGAAGGTATGAATACCAAGTATAAGGATTTTGATGACAATCAAAAGAACCTTATTCGTGAATACATTCTTAACGTATCAAATACCAATTCTCTTTCCAAATACGTTTGTGAAGAAATTGAAAAGATTAAGAAAATTATATCAGATTCTACATCCAAGATTAAAGATAATCAAGTTGTTTATATTAAACTTACAGAAATCACTAATGTTTTGGATAAAGTAAAACCTTCTACTGTTGTCAAAGACAATCATATTATGGCATTATTATTGTCATATGAATTGGTCAAAGAACTTAATAACTTGAAATAATATGAGTAAAGAAAAGAAACCAGAGACTCCAAATTTGATTACCGGAGAAGATGAAGCCAAGTTGAAAGAACTTATCAAGAAATTGATTAAACAAGAACTACAAGATCTTGATGAAACATCAACAACTAGTGGAACTGGTGGAACTGGTGGAATTGATGGCATTAAAACTCCACGTGCTTTTGCAGCGCCTGGACAACGTGGTAGTAATAGTGCAACTAAGGCTACATTGAAACAAAATCCCGGTTCAAAGCTTGCAGAAAAAGAAGAAGAACTTGACGAAAAGAAGGCACCAAAGAAAAAGAAGGAAGTTAAGAAGAAAAAGCCAGATGCAGATGGTGACGGTGTTCCTGATTGGGCTGATAAACATCCCGGTAAAGATGACGCTGACTTTGAAAAGAAAATTTCAAAAGCAACACCAGATCAAAAGACCAAGTTTATTAGAACAATAACCAAGGGCATTAAAGATCTTACTGAAAAGGAAAGTAAGTTAAACGAGGCGGTATCTCGTTATATTCGTTTGAAAGAAAATCCTAAGAAGAATTCTTATAAGGTTTCTTTGATTACTCAAGAAATCACAAAGATGCTTAGAGAAGTAGACTTTTTAATGAGTGTTAACCATAAACTTAAGACTGAGATGGAAGTTCCAAATGAAACTTTGTGGAAACGTACATCTGATAGAATGGCTGAAATCAAAGCTAGACTCAAGTCTATTGGTGAAAAACTAAGAAAAATACAATAATATGATTTCACTTGTCAAATTACTTACCGAGGACGAAAACGATCCTCAACATTTTGGTACATCGACTGCGGGCGGTCAACCATTGCCTGCTACTTCTGTAGACTATAATGTTAGTTCAGATTTTAGTGATTTTGAAGCAAAGATTGCAAGAACAACGGCTGAATCAAAAGCAGCATTCTTACAAAATTTGAACAATAGAGTTTTGGGTAAGAAGGTATCAATACAAGCATCCAAAGGATACGGTCAACCTGTTCGTGATTATGAAATCTCAGTAACAAGTACCAGTCTTGACTATTTTTATGATCGTTATGTAGTAATTCTACGTGACGAGGATGATAAGGAATACTTTTTGAAGCCCGGATTCAAGATTACAATTTTGGGTCAAGGTGAACCATTAAAGATAGAAAAGCCTAAAGAACCAAAAACTGCTGAACCGGGAACAAAAGCAACAACAAAAGGTGGACAAGTTGCAATTCAAACCGCTAAGCCAATGCCACAAACACAATACGTTGCACAACCACAACAGAAAAAACAAGCTTAATTATGGATAAAACAGTACAAACAGGTTGGATTTTCTTTGAACCAATTGGTGGACAGTTGAATGAAGCAACTGACGATCCATCAAAATCTATGATCGTGCAAGGTGTTCTTCAACGTGCAAACGCAAAGAATCAAAACGGTCGTGTATATCCAAAAGATATTTTGGAACGTGAAGTCAAGAAGTATGAAGACAACTTCGTAAAAGAACGCCGTGCATTGGGTGAACTTGACCATCCGGACAGTAGCGTTGTCAATCTTCAAAACGTCAGTCATAACGTTGTTGAAATGATGTGGAATGGTGATGATTTGGTTGGTAAAGTAGAAATACTTCCTACACCAAGTGGTAATATTTTAAAAGCACTTTTTAAGGCCGGTATTAAGTTGGGTATTAGTAGTCGTGGTTTAGGAAGTGTACGTAAAAATGTAAGAGAAAATGCAGATGAAGTTCAAGACGATTTTGAACTTATTGCATTTGATTTTGTAAGTAATCCATCGACCAGAGGAGCATTTTTATTTCCAACTGGTGCATTGAATGAGTCTGTACAAAATACTACTGTAAACAAATACGCAAAAATTGAATCGTTGATTCACGATATAATCTCTGAAGTTAAATAAAATATGAACAACACTCAACTGATAATTGAAAATTTATATTTCAAGCAACTTCTTTCCGAGGAAGTTGCTTTTTTTGATCAATACGAATCACTTTTTGGCGATAGAACCAAAGAGTTTTTTCAACACTATATTGACGGACTGTCTGCTCAAAAAGAATTGATTCTTCAGTTGGAAAATCTTGAGATTACCGAACAACTTATTCAAGAAAAGTTTGGTGATCAATTTGCAGCAAAAGCTGCCGGTTTGGGAGCAAAAGCTAGAGCTGGTATCAACAAGTTAGCCACCGGTGGTAAGTTGGGTGGTACACTTGGCAATTGGGTACAAAATAAATTTGGTGTTAAAGGTTCCACAACTGATGCAGGAAACGAAGCATATCTTAAAGCCAGAAACCAAAACTTCACAAGAAGTTTGGGGGATTATTTAGGTCAACTCAAGACATTTGATAAATCTATACCTGATAAAGTTGGTTCTGTTCCAGTCAAGATGAGTGGATGGGCCGGTGGAATTTGGCAGAAGGGTAAACAAATTGCAAGTGGTGCAGGTGATTTAGCATTTGCTGGTACACTTTTAACTCCAGCAATGTTGACCGGAACTGCTTTTGCTGGTGTCGGTGGTGTTGAAAAGTTGGCACGTAAATTAAATGAAGTATTTGATGCACAATGGGCAAAACTTCAAAACCTTCAACCAGTACAAGATTTTGATCGTTTGTTTGAAGTAAAGAAAAAGTTGCTTCGTGATAAACTATCAAAGATAGATTCATCTGGTAAAGAAACTTCTACCATTCTTAGTACCATCGATGCATTAGGAAAATATGGACGTGAAAATCCAATTAAATCTGGTATCATTATTGGTTTGTTAACTTTTGCAGCAGCTATCAGTGCAGGAACATTGGGTCTTGGTGTATTAGCTTCTTCACAAGTGTTTATTCTTGCCACGGCTGTCAGTTTTGTTTTACGTACAGGTCTAGGTTTGTTAAAGGGTGAAAGCGCATCAGCATCCGTTGGAGCTGGCGTTAAAACCGGTGTTGCAACTTTAGCTGGTGGTGCTCCGGTGGGAGCCACTGTAGGAGCAATTCCTTCAATTAAAAATGAATCTTTGATGTTGTCTAATATCGTACAAGATATTTTATCTGAAGCGGATCCGGCAACATCTGCTCCTGCAACAGCACCAACGACTCCTGTTACTCCATCTGCACCTACATTGAATCCAAATCAACTTAAAGCAGTTGAGAATCTTAAGTTTAACATTGGAAAAGAAATTTCAACATATCTAAAAGATGTTGCAAAGACATTTAAAGTAAAAGGTGCATCAACCTCAGAGTTGGTGGACAATTTAAAGAAAATTCCACAAGCAAAAACTGCTGTTGATATCATTGAAAGTTTGATGGCAGAGTTTCCAAAATATAAATTGGAATTTCCTAAAGATGTTGTTGTAGATGATAAAGAAGCTTCAACACCTCCAACCCCAGCTACACCAGGCGGTGGTGGTGGCGGTGGAACCGCACCAGGCGGTGGAGGTGGTGGCGGTGGAGGTGGTGGCGGTGGAACCGCACCAGGCGGTGGAGGCGGTGGCGGTGGAACCGCACCAGGCGGTGGAGGCGGTGGCGGTGGAACCGCACCAGGCGGTGGCGGTGGAGGCGGTGGCAAAACACCAAAACCAAAGCCAGGCACACCTGATCCAACAACTCCAAGTACACCCGAGCCAACGAAGCCAGGCACACCTGAACCAGCGAAGCCCGGTGAACCTGAGCCAACAAAGCCAGGAGAACCAGAACCAGCGAAGCCCGGTACACCTGAGCCAAAACTTGCCGGTGGTACTCCAATTAATTTGACTCCGGTTTTGACTAAACAATTAACTTCTGTAAAACAAAATCCATTGGTTGCAGGCGGTTTGGCTAATCGTATTAAAACGATGTCAACGTTGAAGATGTCAAATCCTGCTGATGCTAAGTATGCAAAAGCATTACTTCAAAAAATTAAATCAGTTGCATTGAGTAATCTTAACAAAGCATCTATTCAAAAACAATTGGGTGGTAATGTTGAACAGTTGAGAAAAGAATTGGTTAAAGAAGCAATGACTTCGGCAGATATTAATACATTTGCTAAGGAGTTGGGGGCGTTAATACCATTGTTGGTAAACATTACTTATGGATTACGTCAGGTGATGAATCCTCGTTTACCAAAAACTCCAGCAACACCTGTTACTGAGGATGCAACTTATGCACAACCTGGCATTGAAGGTCGTGGTGAGAAAAATGTTGCTGCGGATCCAAATGTTAATGAAAAGGATTTGAAGTTGATTAAAGCGTTTTTGACTAAACTTAATCAATTATCAGTTTCATTAAAAGCATTGAATGTGGCAAGTCCAACAAAAGAACAAGTTAAGCCTGTGATCAAGGATATTCTTGATATCTTTGATATTATTAATGGAAAACTTGTTTCTGGTATGAAGGTTGATGCACAAGTGGAAGCCTTGTTTAAAGACATTGATTTGACCCCAACTGTTAATATCAAGGATGGTTTGATGTTAAAAGTAAAACTTGGAAACGTTCCAAATATTTTCAAGTTTGAAAAAGGTGCGTGGAGTCATAGACAAAAAGACGGAACATTTGTTACAGTCAATCCAAATGAGAAAAGAGGTAAAGAAATCTTTGATCAATTAACTGCTCTCGCAAAGAATGGTCAAGACGACACGGCTCAGATTCAAAAGGATGATGAAGAAAAGGCAAAGGTAGATAAGGCCAAAAAAGACAGTGACGAGGAACAAGCTAAGCTCAAGAAAGCGGATGATGACAAGGCCGCTGCTGAAAAGGATAGGAAGGCTGGAATTGAAAGAACAAAGTCGGCCGCAGCTGGTACAAGAGCTAAGGCAACACCAAAGACCGGTTCTGATATTGTCAAACCTGGCGAGCCGTTGTCATTCGACAAATCTAAGTTCGAAGAAAACTTCAAATCTGATTACAAGAATTACTTCTGATACTTAACCTGAACAACAAAAAACCCACTCTTTCGAGTGGGTTTCTTTTTTTATTTATACATTAATTATTCCATGTGGAAATAACGTTCCAACATCATGCCACATTCTTGATATAGACCTTGCATTTCTCTCATTTTTGATTCACAGTCAGCTGCCATCTTCTTGAATTCGGTGGTCATCTTTTTGATTTCGTTAGTATGTTTACGAATGGTCTTTTCTTCGAACCATGCGTTTTCTTCTTTGTTACCTTCATGAAGTTTTTCTACCAAGTATGCTTCTGATAGTTCACCGATGTTTCCCATCTTATTGGCGACTTCCATCAAAGTTTTACGTGCTTCCAACACTTCATTGTATTTGTTATATTCAAACACCAACTCTTGAAGCATCTTCTTTTGTTCTTTGGATAGACCACGTTGAACCACTGGTGCTTGTGCGACTGGTTCTGGGTGTGTAGTTTCAGCAACAGCGTGTTTACTTACTGCGGTGATGTCAGATTGAGGTGGTGACATCTTTGATGCTGGAAGGTTTTCTATGATAGATTTTAATTTCATACTTTTGTATAAATATAGATTTTCTGTCAATTCGTTTGTTAATGTATCAAAATAATCTAATAGACCGGGATTTTTATCGGTACCCATTAGTTTACCATATACTTTTTCTAATTTGTAAGAACCATTTGGTTCTGAAAAACTTTTCTTTTCGAGTACCCATTTATGATCTTTGGTTCTGGATATACGTCGTGTAAACTTCTTTTCATCTGCAAGTTCTGTAGGAAGACTGTCTTCTTCCATGTGATATCCTTCGTCTCCGGAGTTTACTCCTGAGAACCCCATACTTGCAAACATTTCAATATCACCGGGTTTCCAATCTTTAAGAGGAACCAAATTGGTATCTGTATCTTCCACTTTCTGTGGGTTCAACATGTGACTTGCTTTTGATCGATTGATCAAATGCGGATGTTTACCTTCTTTATTTGGATTGTGTGTTTGTACTATTCCACTGATTTTGTCCATATTATAGTCCTATATTGCCAGCGTCATTTATTTTCTGAAGGAAATCTGGTAACAGTTGTGTATCACCTTTGATATTAGTGAAACTGTCAGATGTAATAATTGTCACTTTGATTGGTTCTGGCTTTTTTGGATCGGGGGATTCAGGTTTTTGTGTTGGTTCAATCAAAGTAAAACTCTTATATGCCAACAAGTTTCCAGAACGAATCTTTTTAACTACGGTGGTTTTGTTAATCTTTTCCATTTTACCACCGTTTAAAATATCTTCGGTACTTTTATAACGAATTTCAAATTGGGTACGTGAAAAGGGAGTACGTATGTTTGGAACTGTAGATGCTACTCTTTCTTCATTTGTAAATGAAACACCCACGTTTTGTTTCAAATATGATTCAAATGTATTAGGAGGATTCAACTGAATCTCCTTTTTATCAACGATAGTTTCACGTTCAGCTTCATCTAACACCTCATATATCAACTTCTTAATGAGTGTTTTAAGCTGTGTTTTTGAATCTTTAGACATAAATTACGATGCTATATAAATAGACGTTAATACCATACAAACATGAAGATTTTTATATGTTTTAAAAAAAACGTATATATTTATATTCAAATGCGGCAAAGTCTTTGCTGCCACAATAATAAAAAATTCGATTGAAGTTCCTCCTCAATAACTTCAGAACCACAAGGAAAATATAATATGTCAGATCTATTAAAAGAAGCGCTTGCGGACGCTAAGGCAGTTCGTGCTACCGCTCTTGCAAATGCAAAGGTAGCACTTGAAGAAGCCTTCGGTGAACGTGTGCAAGCATTGTTCGCAGAAAGACTAAAGGAAGAAGCCGCAGATGAAGGTATGTCATCTGGTAATGCTATTTCTTCAAACGACACTATGACACAACCATCAGAAGATGGTATGGCACAAGAAGACCAAATCAGTGATGCTGAATTGGAAGAAATTATTGCCGAACTCGAAAAGGATGCAATGGAAGAAGAAGGTGAACCAGCTCCAGCCGATCCAAACATGATGGCTGCTCCTGCTGCACCAGCAGATCCAACTGCTGTTCCAGCACCTGCTCCTGCTCCTGTGTCTGACACACCTGCTCCAGCTGCTCCTGTGTCTGATACCCCAATGGCCGCTGCACCAGCCGCTCCTGCGGATCCTAATGCCGCAGCTGCTCCTGCTCCAGCACCTGCTCCTGATGCCGCAGCTGCTCCTGCCGCAGAAGAAATCGAAGAGATTTCTCTTGACGAACTTCTCGCTGAACTTGAATCCGAAGAGGGTCTAAGTGAAGCCAAGAAGGAAGATGGTGAGGCAGAAGAAAAGGAAAAGAATGACGACGACTCTGAAAAGGATGAGTCCGTTTATGAGGAACAAATTGCAGAAGTCACCGCACAACGTGATGAAGCAATGAAGACCGTTGAAATTTTGCGCAGCCAAATCAATGAAGTTAACTTGTTGAATGCCAAGTTGCTTTATACCAACAAGTTGTTCAAGCAATTTAGTTTGAACAATGAACAAAAGATGAAGGTTGTCGAAAACTTTGATCTCACTACGAGTGTACGTGAGGTTAAATTAACCTATGCTATTATGGCCGAATCGTTTAATTTGGGTGGATCAGTTGTTAAGAAGAAAAATACAACTGCAACTACTATCACCGAAGGTTTGGCAAGTAAGGCAGTTGCAAGTACAAAACCATCACAACCAATTGTTGCTGGTGGTAACCAAATGGCAGAGAGATTCAAGACGCTCGCTGGCATTAAGAAGTAATAAAGTCTGATAACAACAAATTAAACAAACAGGAATAATATTATGAGTGCTGATGTAAAGTCACTTCTAACAACAAATATGAATCCACAGGCAGAGCTTATGGCCAAGACCCGTGGACTACAATCAAAGTGGGATCAAACTGGTTTGCTCGAAGGCCTAAATGGCGTCGAGAAGGCAAACATGTCAATCCTTCTTGAAAACCAAGCAAAGCAACTTCTTGACGAAGCTACCGCAACCGGTACTTCATCAAACAGTGAACAATGGGCAGGCGTTGCTCTCCCACTCGTTCGCCGTGTGTTTGCTGAAATCGCTGCTAAGGAGTTTGTGAGCGTTCAACCAATGAACCTCCCAAGCGGTCTTATCTTCTATTTAGACTTCAAGTATGGTACCAACAACGGTGCTTTCACTAAGGATGCATCAAACAACTATAGTTCACTCTTCGGCGGTACCGGCACCAAGCTCGGTTCAACCGATAGTGCAACTGGTGGTCTCTACGGTGCAGGTCGTTTCGGTTACTCAATTAACGATCAATCAATCAATCACATCACCGCTACCCGCGCTGCTGTGTCAAGTTTGAGTGGCGTTAACTATGACGCAACCTTCAGTGCATCTGTTGCTGCTGGCGAAGTTTTCACTTTGACCACCACCAACTTGTACAGTGCTTCAAGTGCTGCTGGTAACGTGTTCGACGCCAACGGTGTTCGTTCATTCACCATCACCGCAGGTAGCATCAACACCTACTTCCCATCATTGACCTCAATCAATGGTTCAGAAGTAACCTTCGTTGTTTCCGGTTCAAACCCAGCTTCTGCTAGCTTGACCGTTAACTACAGTGTACAACCTAAGGACAGCAATCGTGGTGATTTCGAAGACAAGACCACAACCGACAGCTTGAGCTCAATCGGTATCCCTGAAGTTAACCTTGAGTTGAAGAGTGAGCCAATCGTTGCCAAGACCCGTAAGTTGAAGGCCGTTTGGACACCTGAACTTGCTCAAGACTTGAATGCTTACCACAGCATCGACGCAGAGGCAGAATTGACTGCTCTCTTGAGTGAGTACGTATCAATGGAAATCGACCTCGAAATCCTTGACATGTTGATCACCAACGTTCCAAGCGTAACCACCTCACGTTGGAGCGCTAAGATCAACCGTGAAATCAGCGACAGTGGAGTCATCACTGATACCACAACCGCTGGTACCGGTGGATACTACACCAAGTCAACTTGGTTCCAAACTCTTGGTAACAAGATCCAAAAGGTCAGCAACAAGATTCACCAATTGACCCTCCGTGGTGGTGCTAACTTCCTCGTCTGTTCACCAGACGTTGCAACAATCTTGGAGTCAATTCCAGGCTTCGTTGTCAACACTGATGGTGACAGCGCCAAGTTCGCAATGGGTGTAAGCAAGGTTGGTAACTTCGCAAGTCGTTTCCAAGTCTACAAGAACCCATACATGGTTGAAAACACCATCTTGGTTGGTTTCCGTGGAAACAACTTCCTCGAAACCGGTGCAGTGTATGCTCCATACATCCCACTCGTACAAACCCCATTGGTCTATGATCCAGTGAACTTCACCCCACGTCGTGGTGTGATGACTCGCTACGCCAAGAAGATTGTGCGTCCAGAGTTCTACGGCAAGATTCTTGTCGGTGATCTCGATCAAGTATAATCTTGAGTAGACGATAAAGTCTAAACGAAACCCCACTCGAAAGAGTGGGGTTTTTTATTTAATAGTTAATACTTATACTTATGATCAAACTAAAAGGAATAATGTCTGGTGAAAACTATGATCCAGAACCAATGAAATTGACTCGTCCAGATGCTATGATCTCAGCAGAGTTACGGTTTCACTTGGAAAAGGGATTGTCATTGACCGAAAATGTATTTCGTACATATAGTGAAAAGTATTTTGAATTGATCAGTGAAGTTCGTAGTTTATACGATCTTGATTTTATTGAACTTAACGATGAAGACGTAGAACTAATCGAAAGTGATCTTGGTGCTACTGGTTTGTATGAAGGTCGTGAAGTATACTTGGACGCTCCTATTGAAGAAGATGAAGATCAGATATTGGAAGTTAAACACCGTGGTCGTACAGTTCATTTGAATCGTCCATTTAGAACTCCCGGTGGTGCAAAGAAGTTTGCGGTGTATGTAAGAGGTAAGAATGGTAATATTAAAAAGGTATCATTTGGTGATCCAAAAATGAGAATACGTGCAAGTAGTAAAGCTCGTAGAAAGAGTTTTAGAGCACGTCACAAATGTAGTCAAAAGAAAGATAGAACTACAGCTGGATATTGGAGTTGCCGTAGTCATCGTATCAAGAGTTTGGGAACCAAAGGCAAAGGTAGATACTGGTAATTTTATGAGTAATCGTCATGTAGAAAAAGGATGTTTGATGGCATTGGTGGAACCAACGTATGGACCACACATTGTTCGTATAGGTAAAACAGCAATACCCCCGGAGATATTGTA